CTCCACCTCCCATACCTCCGGAGACACCATAATGGAAATCCACCACCTCACCCGCCGCCACCCAACACAGACCTCCGTGGGCGACATCATCGTATTGTCCGGCCAAGACGACGACGGCACCGTGCCGGGCAAGTTCACCGTCGCCCAGATCGGCGGTCCCATCTACGACGGGCAGGCGTTCTACGAGCTGACGCTCGTCGGCCACGACAAGACCGACACGGCCGGCATGATCCAGACCATCTGGGTCGAAGCGAAATAATTTAACCACCCCACTGAAAGGAAATACCGTGAGCTACGAGAATCCACGCATCACCCTGACTGACTCGATCATGTCGGCCGTCATTAAAATGTCCGACGGCAATCCGGGCGCCGTCACTGTGCTGACCCAGATCCTGAATCAGGGCGCGGCTATCGATCCGGACGACGCCTTCGGCGCACTCGGCGCTCTCCTGTCCCTGGACACCGAGGATATTTACGGCAGCCGTATCTGGATGCTGTACAAAGACGTCGCCAACCATAACCTGGTCGACATGCTGGGCTTGCTGCGTGCTGTGCAGCTGGGCTTCTTGGGCAGCGCACAGCTGCAGCACGCTATCGACAACGGCGCACCGGAAGAAGGCTGGGTCGAGCACTGGGTCGGCAAGGTGAAAGAGCGCCTGCCAGCTTTTGGCCGCGTACCAGCTTAAACAACCACCCACTGAAAGGAAGTACCATGCTGAACCAAAACGTAGTTGTCGCCAGCGACGCAAGCCCGTCCCTCATCGCCAAGCTGGCCTCCAAGGGTGTCAATGTGATCAGCGCCGGCCTGAGCCTCGCGGCCGCCTCCTTGGGCCAAGCGCCGAAGGTCAAGCAGCAGAACAAGTGCAACCAGCGCAAGCCTGATCCGGTGCAAGACGCCGCGATCGCACAGCACAACTACCCAATCGAACTGAAGCGGCAAGCCAAGAAAGCCGCCAGCAAGAACATCGGCAAGCACAGCGTCTCGGCGCGCCAGGCCAAGAAAGTGCGCAAGCTGCTGAAGCTGCACAACGTCCAGGCCTAACAACCACCGGCGGCCGCGAGACCGCCCTCACGAAAGCAAAATCATGACCCTGAACCTCAAAGACCCTGTCACCACGCAGGACGGCACGCCTGTCACCCTCATCTGCAGCGGCCGCGACGAGAACTATCCGGTGATGGGCTACATCGGCGACGCCACGACCCTCTCGTTCTGGGATGCCGAAGGCGGCCACAACTCCAGCAATCCCCACCTTGACCTGAAGAACCTGCCGATCAGTGGCGAGGTGTGGGTGGTGGTCTTGGCTGACGGCACAGCTCTGTACGTAACGGAGGATGGCGCCCGCAGTACGGGAATCCGCATCTCTGCAACTCCGGCGCTGCCCCAGATCAAAGCCGTCATCCGCCTGCCCTACAGCGTCGAGGCGGGCCACAACGACCTGGAGCCTTGATCATCATGACACTCGACCAAATCAAACAGGCCGTCTTGGGCGGCAAGGCTGTCTACGTGGGCAACGAAGCCTACGAGGTGCGGCACAACAACGGCCAGTGGCTCATCGTCTGCACCATCAACAACGACGCCATCGGCCTCACCTGGAAAGACGGCGTCACCCTGAACGGCAAGCCGGAAGACTTCTTCGTGAAGGAAGGGCCATGAGCGACAAATTCACCAAGATGCTGGAAGCCGCCGAGAAGCGCGCCAAGCGCATCAGAGAAAAGGCAGACGAGCAGGTGCGACTTGCACACATCGAACAGGCCGATGCAATGGTCGCCCTGTTCCAAGAGCTGCTAGCCGAGCGCGACCTCAACGACACGACGCTCACCTTGCGGAAGATCGACGACTCTACAGCGCACGTCTACATGGACGGCAGTCTGTGGGTCAAGATCGACTGGGTAGTTACGCGGAATCCAGCAGCGCGAGACACGATCGACTGGATTGATGCCCAGCTGTACGCACCTTGGGTACTGTACATTCCCGACAATACCATCCTCAACCCTCCGAAGGAGAAATAACATGATTCTCGCTACCCTCGCCTGCCAAGCGGCTATTCTGGCCAGCTTTGCGCAAGCCAAAGAAAACGCACTGCAAGCCTACCCGCAGCATGCAGAGCAGATTCACGCCATCAAGGCCGCGCTGGCGTCCGTTCCGGACGGCTTCAACGCGCAAGTGGTCTACGGTGGCGCCAAGCCCAAGCTGCCCAAGAGCTGGGGTTACGTGCCGGTCGACTATATCCACCGGGTGACCTACGACGCCGACAAGCTGTGCGCTCTGCCGGAAGACGAGCGTAACCGTATCGTGCGGCACGAGATTGGCCACGTATTGGCCCACCTGGACAAGGCCGACACCGTCAACGAAGAGGCCATGGCCGACGCCTACGGCGCCACGCTGGAGGCACCATGAACGACCAACTCCAACAGGCCTTGGCCACCATCCTCAACAACACGATCAATGCCGTGCAAGCCGGCGTCAGCTTCCTCTCGGAACAGCTGCCCGACGTCATCCGTCAGTTGCTGCTCTGGCATGCTGTGCGCAGCGGCGTGTTCTTCACCCTGTATCTGGTGCTGAGCATTGTCTGCGCCGTGCTGGGCTACAAGGGCATCAAGAAGGCGCTGTCCGATGACAGCTCCGACGGTGACACGGACTTCATTATCTTCCTGTGCGGCGGGATTTCGCTGGTTGGTTCAGTGATCTTTATGTGTCTCGTTTTCCATACCATCGAATGGCTCCAGATCATCGTCGCCCCGAAGCTGTACCTGATTGAATACGCAGCCAGTCTGGTGAAGAAATGAACTTCCAACAAATAGCCGAAGCGGCCGACGTGATCAGCGCGGCCTACAAGGAGCTGGAGCAAGCGAAGACCACCAACGTGCGGCTCCAGGATGAAGTAAATCTCACCGAGCAGCTGCTGGTGAATCTGGTCCACTCTCTGCACGGGCCGTCGGCCAGCCCAGACAAAGTGGTGGAGGCGCTAAACGCGGCACTCAGCCATCTTGCACAAAGAGGAGTTGGAACATGACCCACAACCAAGCAGCCACCCTGACCGCCGTTGCGGGCTTCGCAGCCGCAGCCTATCTGGGGACACACGACAACCTGTTTCTGGCCTTTATGTGCCTCCTCGCCGCCCTGAACATCAATCTCAAGGACAAATAACGTGAACGACAAATTCTACCGCGACACCAAAGAAAACGACCTGCTAGACCTGCTGATCGATAAGCTACGCTTGAAGAACGACGCCGCCCTCTGCCGCGCGCTGGAAGTGGCACCGCCCGTCGTCTCCAAGATCCGCCATGGCCGGCTGCCAGTAGGCGACACCATCCTGCTAAGGATGCACGAAATCAGCGACATCCCGCTGCGCAAACTGAAAGAACTGCTGGGCCGCGCCAGCTTGGCCTGCCTTACCAAATAAGGAGACTCGCCATGGGCCTCAGTATTTTCGCGTTCACCAAACTGCAGCCACTGCCGGCTGACCAGCGACAAGCCGTCGACGACGGCGAGATTGACGGCGTGACATTCTACGATAACCTGGATTTCACCGGCCGTGCAGAAGGTGTTAATTGCGCTCTCGCGTACGTGGAACAGGAGCCGTTTCCGGTCGCCGGCATGAGCTACGGCCGCTACGCTAACTGGCGCAACTGGCTGGCCCAAGCCTTGGGCTATCCGCAAGCTACCGGCGGAGGCTACCATCCACCCATGCACATCTACGGCATGCTGCGAGATGCCGCCGTGGGTGCGCCGTTTATCGAGCTGGTGTACTTCTCCGACTGCGAGGGCACAATCGGTCCAGTCGTCAGCGCCAAGTTGGCCAAAGACTTCGACGACTTCGCCGGCAAGCTGGAAGGTGATGCGCGCCAGCTGCACGTCTACGAACAATTCCGCAAGGGCTTTCACTTGGCCGCCGACGGCGGCGCCGTGAAGTTCACCTAAATCTGAAAGGAGCCACATCATGAATAAAGAAATCCGACTGGGCGTCTACGCCAAGTGCAAACTGACTGACTTCGAAGGCACCCTGGCCTCCAAGACCGAGATCCTCGGCGGTGCCACACAATACTGCGTGCAGCCGGCGCGCACCGCCAAACTCGAACCGGGCAAGATGCCCGACGGCATGAATATCGACTGGCAGAGCCTGGAATATATCAACGATGGCGTCAGCGACGAAGCGGTCGACACCACGCCCGACGATATCGGCCTCGACTGCAAGGTGACCGATCGCATTACCGGCCTGAAAGGCACTACGACGCGCCGCATCACATTCCTCAACGGCTGCGTGTACTACACCGTCCAGCCGCCCGGCTACACCAACAAGGAGACCGGCGCCTTCGTCGTTCCGGACGGCGTGTTCCTGCACCGCGACGTGCTGGTTCCGGACCAGCAGGTGGAAAAGGCGCAGCCGGCGCCAGTAAAGCGCGCCAACCCCGGCGGCCCGATGCGCCGGCCTGACCAGCGCTGATCATGAAACGCCGCACCTCCAAGGCCGAGCTGAAGCGACGGGCCAAAAACGTCGGCATCCCTGACCACCTGCTTGCACAGGCACAAGCTGTGCAGGCCGGCCACGCGCCAGCCAAGCCCAAGCTCTCACCCTTGGCCTTGAGTGTGGCCTCTTACCTGAAAGGAAAGAAAGCATGAGCAAAGAACTCAATCGACCCTCTGTATCTCCTGCCGTACTGAAGGCCGTCGAGGCAGCATGGGCAGACCAAGCAAAGAATCTTCCAGGTCCGCACAGTCCCGTCTATCGAAAGGCCGAAGCGACTTTCTTCAGCGGCGCAATCGCAGCCTTTGAAGCACAGGGCATGAGCCTAAACACCAGCTGGGTGCTCAAGATCCTGTCGAGCCAGAACGTAGTATCTGCTTGACATGCACTGGTCGGTGGCGAGATACTACGTCATCGGCTGGTAACCGATCCTTCTGCAGTGTCACATCATAGTTTTCTCTGTCCTCCCTGCTCGCTTTCATGGGAGACGCTTTGTCACTGCCAAGGCGATATCTTGGTCGGCTTTACCACCCGGCTGTGAGCTGGGAGGCCAGAGAAAATTATGTCGATCAATGACTTCAAGTACCGCGACGGTTTATGGGCGTACTCTGCCCGGCTGCCTAACACCAAACGAGTCACTCTCACCTACGCCGGTAATGCTTGGCATGGAGTACAGGCAAGGTGCCTGCCTCACGCGGCAGGCCCTGCGCCGCGTCAGTGCGGCTTCGCTGATTTTCAGCAATTTGCTGAGTGGTTCGTGCGGCAGCCCGCCTACAGCTTTCCCGGCGGCGCAGATTTAGATAAAGACCTGCTCTACCAAGGCAATACACTCTACTCTCCGGAGACCTGCTTGTTGCTACCTCCAGAGATCAACGGGTTTGTGGTGTATAAGCCACCCGGACAAAAGGGACTCCCGCCCGGCGTATCAAAGCGGCCAGGACGCAGCTATGAGTCGCGAATTTGTGAATTCCGAGAGCGGCGGTTAGTAGGTAAATTTAAGAGCGCGGAAGCAGCACATGCCGCGTACCGAGAAGCCAAAATGCAGCGAGCTGCGCAGCTAGTGGCAAAGTACGCAGAGTACCTGCCAGCAGCCGCGATAGAGGCTTTGTTGAACTACCACACGAGAGTCTGATTAGTCTCAGTGAGGGAGCTAATTTTCTTTAAAGGACCCACACCATGACCAACTGCAAAGTAGGCGACCTTGCCATCTGCCGCGACGACGGAGCCTTAGTCGAGGTCAAGAGCTGGTTCGGCGCGGCGTACGAGTACACTGACCTGTGGCACGTGCTGCTTTTGTCCGGTACACCGGCCAGCCGTGATGGCTACTACGGCGGCACCCTCTACAAAGAGGGAGACCGCTTGCCGCCCGGCACGACGGCGCTTGTGCCCGACCACGAGCTCACGCCACTCCCCGGCGACCTCACCGACATCGAAGAGCACACCGAAGCGCCCACCCACCATACCAAAGAAGTATCACTCACCTAAAGGAGCACCAGCATGTCCGATTTCAAGCAGTTTTCCCAAGCAGTACACCAGCGCTATGAGATGATGGCCAAGCACGAGCTGTTTGTCGTCGATATTGACGGCGACGCCCTGTACGCAGCCTACCTGAGCGCCTTCCCGCCTGGTACCAACCCGATCTTCCGCGAGCGCACCGAGCACGACTGCAGCTGCTGCAAGAACTTCATCCGCAACCTGGGCCGCGTCGTGGCCGTCATCGACGGCGAGCTGCACACGGTGTGGGATATCGATCCGAGCCGCGTGTCGGCCACCTACGCCGCCGTAGCTCGCGCTATGTCCGTCGCCGTCGCCAGCAAGAACATCGTCGACTTGTACCGCTCCAAGGAGCGCAGCTACGGCGCCGAGACCAGCAAGGAAACCCGCACCAACGAAGGCGGCACCTACATCCACACCTGGAACCACTTCCACGGCAAGGTGCACAACAAGCACTTCAGCGTCACGCCCGGCCAGGTCACCGGCGAATACGCCAGCAGCGTGCAGGTGCTCAAGCGCGGCTTGGAAGAGCTGAAGCCAGAAGCCTTCACCGACGTGCTGGACCTGATCAACTCGAACAGCCTGTACCGCGGCGCCGAGCACCTGAGAGCTATGTCGGCCTTCCGCAAACTGCAAGCCGAATACCTGGCCACGCCGGGAGTAATGCGCGACATGTTCATCTGGTCCAAGGCCAGCCACCCGGCCGCCCGCTTCCGCAACACCGTGATCGGCACCCTGCTGACCGACTTGTCGGACGGTGTCGAGATGGAAAAGGCGGTCAAGTCGTTCGAGCAGAAGGTGGCGCCGGAAAACTACAAGCGCCCGTCGGCTCTGATCACGCCGCGCATGGTCGAAGACGCGATGAAGACCATTCTCGAGCTGGGCCTGGAGCCAGCACTGGAGCGCCGCATGGCGCGCCTGTCCGACGTCTCGGTCAACGATGTGCTGTGGGTGGACAATGCCGCCGGCGCCAAGATGAAGGGCGGCCTGGAATCCTTGCTGCTGGACGCAGCGGCCAAGCCGACCTTCGATCCGAAGCATGTCGAAGATATCTCGATCGACGACTTCATGGCCAAGGTGCTGCCGCAGGCTTCCGCCATCGATCTGGTGGTGCGCAACAGCCAGCAGGGCAACTTCGTCACGCTGAGCGCGCCGGTCCACGAGAACGTCGAGCAGCTGTTCAAGTGGAAGAACAACTTCGCGTGGAGCTATTCGGGCGACATGGCCGACAGCGCGCTGCGCCAGAAAGTACAGGCCGCCGGCGGCCGTGTGGACGGCGTGCTGCGCTTCTCCCATACCTGGAACTACAGCAAGCGCAACGCCAGCCTGATGGACTTGCACGTCTTCCTGCCGGGCTCGACGCAGCACCGCGACGGCGTCCACGACAACTACCCGCACGGCCAGCGCGTCGGCTGGAATCAGCGCAGCGATGCGCGTTCCGGCGGTGTGCAGGACGTCGACTACACGGCGGCGGCGCCGGCCGGCTACGTGCCGGTCGAGAACATCACCTTCCCGACGATGGACAAGCTGGCCGAAGGCACCTATACCTTCAAGATACATAACTGGCGCTTCCGCGCACCGACCGAAGGCGGCTTCAAGGCCGAGATCGAATTCGGCGGCCAGGTGTTCGAGTATGAGCACGTCGAGCCGCTGCGCGACAAGCAGTGGGTGACGGTGGCTACGGCCGACTTGAAAGACGGCGTGTTCACGATCGACCATAAGCTGCCGGCCTCGACCAACAGCCGCCAAGTGTGGGGCGTCCACACCGAGACGCCGACCAAGGTGGCGACCATCATGAAGTCGCCCAACCACTGGGACGGTGAGAAGACGGGCAATCTCCACTGGATCTTTGTCTTGGACGGCTGCCGCAATCCGGAGGGTTGCCGAGGACTATTCAACGAATACCTTCGGGCAGACCTTGAGCCACACCGTAAAGTATTTGAGGTGCTGGCAAGCAAGACAAAGTGTGCGCCTTCGGAAGTGCAAATTTCCGGGGTGGGATTTTCGTCTACCCGCAAGGATAAGGTGCTCGTATCCGTCGATGGTAAGCGAGGGAAAAAGACGTACTTGATTCAATTCTAGACAGGAACTAGTTATTCGTGTAGCCTTCAAGCAATTAACGGAGGTTGTATGAATAAGAAATTACAGTTGGCTGGACTGCGCTTCGGGCGATATCTCGTTATTGAAGAGTATCAGGGGGCAGGGCAGAGCACATACCCTCGCTGGGTGTGTCTCTGCGACTGCGGCACATTCCGAGCAGTGTCTGGCTCAGCCTTGCGACGAGGGGGCTCACTTTCTTGTGGATGCGTATCCGCACAGATCCAGAGCATGCGCAAGATCAAGCACGGACTTTCTCGCAGCCCGGCTTACAACACCTGGCGGAATATGCTCAGCCGCTGCACCGACCCGAGAATTCACAACTACGGTAACTACGGGGGTCGGGGAATTTCAGTTTGCACTGAGTGGCTAGAATTCGAGAATTTCTACCGTGACATGGGAGACAGGCCGCCGAACATGACGTTAGATCGTATAGATAACGACGGCAATTACACGAAGGAGAATTGCCGTTGGGCCAGTCGTAAAGAGCAGTCGTTGAACACTGGTAAGAATCGAAAACTGACGCTTAATGGCGTCACGAAAACTGTAACAGAGTGGGCACAAGATCTCGGCATAAGTCGAGGTACGCTGCAGACTAGATTGAAAAACTGGCGTGACGTTGAAGCAATATTGACGACACCAGCTCACGTCAAAGTACCTCCCGAGCGATCGGGTCGTGTCGTTAAACCTCGTAAGAAACCCACATATAAATGTAACTGCAAAAGGAGCAACACCATGAGCAATAACATCTTCCAGTCCCTGAAACAGCACCTGCGTTACGCCTCCATCAAGGGCGAGCTGACCACCGAGCAGCTGTTCGAGCTGCCGCTGCAGTCCAAGTCCGGCTTCGACCTGGATTCCGTGGCGCGCGGCATCAATACCGAGCTGAAAGCGGCCGGCGAAGAATCGTTCGTCACCGCCGCCAACCCAGCGCGCACCGCGCTGGCGCTGAAGCTGGACGTGGTGAAAGAAATCATCGCCGATCGCCAAGCAGACAACGAAGCGAAGGCAGCGGCCAGCGCGAACGCCGAACGTCGCGAGCTGCTGAAAGGCATCCTGGCCGAGAAACAAAACGAAGCGCTCAAGGCCCTGACGCCTGAGCAGATCGCCGAAGAGCTGAAGAAGCTGGGCTAACCTGGACGGCGGCGCCTTGGGCGCCGCCTTGGAGAACACCATGAACCCACAACAGCAAACCCAACTGCGCGACACGCTCGCGCTCCTGCAAAAGCAGCGCGGCACCGACGCCCTCGACGTGCTGGGCGCCGTGGCCGGCATCAGCCGCAAACGCATGCGTGATCTGGCCGCCGGCACCGGCGCGCCAGCGACGCTGACCGAATACTCGACCATCATGATGCTGCGATGAAAACGACCACCCTAACCCTGCCCGAGCACTGGGCCTGCTATCTCTACTACGGCGATCAGGGCGATCTCACTGATGACGAAGTGCTCACCATCGATACGCTGCTGGAGAACGAAGGCGTCGGCAATGTGGTGGACTCTTCGGAGTACGGCGAGTTCCGGCATTATCACGACGCGACAAGGTATCAGGTAAAGCCCTGCACCTGCCTCACGTACACGTTCCCTCTGCGAGATCAGACATGAACCTCACCCAAGACCAACTCGACGCCTTGCAAAAGCTGCAGGACACCTGGCCGCGCAAGTGGCGTGACATGCTGCGCCGCTGCTGGATGCTGCACCGCTACCCGTTCGCGGAAGCGCCTCTGAGCCAGCTGCGCAATACCTTAGGACCTCGCTGGCTGCAGCACTACCGCGCCGGCGACACTCGCGTCGGCTGGCTGGCGCCGGGCACCTACTATCACGGAGACCAGCAGGTGCAGGGCTTCGTGATCCACTTCGACAACGCCACCAACATGCTCAAGGCACGCAGCAAGACCGCAGCGCGCCACCTTGCGAGGGAGCAGGGCATCACCTTGATTGAGGAATTTTTGCCATGAAAATGCCCATCGAAAGCCTGACCGGCAAGGCCCTGTACTGGGCGGCCGTAAGCGTGTGGGGCTGGCACCGACTCGGCACGCTCATCAGCGCTCCGCCGGCCATGCAGGCAGCCGCCGCCGAGACCTGGTTCAACGGCTTCGGCTTCATCCGCCTGATCACGGAAGAGCACATCAGCCTACACGCGCCCTATCCAGACGCGACCCAAGACCGCGACTGGGGAGCCGGGTATGACGAGCTGAAGGTGCCGGGTCAAGGCATCTGCACTGCCGGCCCTGATCCGGTGACGGCCGGCCTGCGCTGCTTCCTGAAGGTTCGCTTCTACGAAACCTTCGACATTCCTGACGAACTGCTGGAGAAATCATGACCATCATTAAATCCCAAGCCGCCGCCCTGCGCAAGCGCATCAAGCGCTACGCCAATGCCAAGATCGATGACAGCTGGAAGGGCGGCGGCGACCCAAACGATATTCCTGAAATCGAGCGCGAGCTGCGTGTCGCTAAGCAGAACCTGGACAATTACATCAACCGCCTGACGCAAGGCACGCCGGAAGCACTCCGGATGGGAGATAAGAAATGAAGGTGACTCCACGCTTAATCATCGCGGCGGCCACCGCCGTTGCCGCCGCGGCACGCCTGTTCGCCACGGCGCAGGCGTCGAACATGCCGCCAGTGGAGCGCCGCAAGGCGCAGGTGCTGCCGCTGCCGGTCAAGCGCCGCAAATCAGATAAATAGTTTATACCATTTTAAAGGAGCACTACCATGACCGACAAACGTTCCGACCCCGACTATCAAGAAGCCGTCAGCAACTTCGTTCGCAATAACGTCGTGTGCTGCGTCAGCGGCCTCTTCTCCGATGTACTCAAGCTGGTGCAGAACGCCAGTCGCGACACCTTGCGGGAGACCTCGTTTGACGAGGAAGAGATGATGGAGCTGTGCGAGCACAAAGACTACGAAGAGGCGGCCCGCCAGCACATCAAGGACATGGATCGCGACGACCTGATCAGCGCCCTGTCCGACGCCAGCGTGAAAGATGATCGCCCATCCAACGAAATCGGCAACGCCGCTATGGAGCGGCTGATGAAGCAGATCGAGGAAGGCGACTGCGATCCGGCCATCGACGGCTCGATCGAAGAAGGCGGCTTTGCGCTGATGAGCGAATGGCCCGGCATCAGCGACGACGATCTGCGCGACAAGCTGGGAGCAGCGCTGAACGAAGACGACGGCTGGCAGGAGTTCTGCGACGAGCAGGGCGTCGATCCTGAGTACGTCGAAGTCTACGAGCACTGGGTAGTCGACCGCTGGTTCGCCGCGCGCCTGGCCGAATATGGCGAAATCACCGGCGACTTCGGCGGCCTGACGGTATGGGGCCGCACCTCGACCGGCCAAGCCATCAGCATGGACTACGTGGTCTGCCGCATCTACGATGACTTGCACAACAGTTGATTCTAGGCTACTCTGTAGGAGTCGGCCTAATGAACCGACTCTTCGAAACGCTTCAAGTAACTCAGCTTCTTTCTGACTTCCAGCCTGTGCTGTAAGGCTGTGCTTCGTCTCGTTTCGCGGAACATATCCTGTCGGCCTCATTACCCGACGGCAGGCTGGAAGCCAAAAAGGAGTTGAGATGCCACACGCCCAGGAAAGACAGAACCGTAGAGGTGCGGTCTGCGTAATCATTCCGGATTTCCGAGATCGGGAAGGGAAGTGGGTGCGTACCCATCGAGAGGGTGGTCTTAAAGGTACACAGTATGTGACGGTAGCTGACAAACTCTATCGCAATATGCTGGCTCGATGTACGCCAGGCTACAAGACTGCAGCTTACCGAGACTGTAAAAACAAATTCGCTGACTTTCAGGAATTTGCGGAATGGGCGCAGACGCAGGTTGGTTATTATCAGCCCGGCTGGCAGCTGGATAAAGACCTGCTATGCCCAGGCAACCGGACCTACTCAAGGGACTTTTGCACATTCCTGCCTCCGGAGGTAAATTTAGCTTTAGCCAGAGGAAGCAAACCCAACAGCTTGGGAAAGGGTGTCCACCCAAGTGGAGAGAAATACACCGCACAGCTTTCCCACAATGGGCGTCCCCATTACATAGGAACATTCAATACAGTGGGTGAGGCCCGAGAAGCCTACGCGCAAGCTAGAAGGAAGAAACTTTCTACCTTAGCGGAGAAGTACAGAGAATCGCTCGATAGCCGAGCCTACTACGCACTGCTCTGCTTTCCAGCAGAGAGATAACTTAGGAGGAAGTGCCCCATGAAATTAGTGTCAGCAGAAACCGGCGATGCCTACACCATCGGCATGGTCGTCGAATACCTGCCCGGCCGTCGCGGCCAGCACATCGAGTGGGTGAAGATCGTCGAGATCGACAAGCTGCTCAAGACGGTGACCGTGCGCGACTGCAATGGAGGCCTGCTACTCACCTCGCCCGAGCCCTTGGGCCTGGAGTTCCGCAGCACGGCCGCCCAAGCTCGCAAGCTGCTGGCCCAAGTCGAGGAAGAGCGGAAGGCCATCGTGCAGAAGACATCGCAGGTGGGCAAGACCGAGACGATGTTCTTGGTCGGGCTGCATGCACTCGGCAGCCGGGCTGCCCACGTGACGCCGACCGAGCTCGACGCCATCTTAGCCGGGCTGCGCCTGCTACAGACGGACTTGCGAGTGTCCGAGAATATCCCGAGCAGCATCCACGATATTTTCACCAACAACGGCGCCCACGGCGGCCTGACGATCGAAGAGATCGACGTGCTGTGCGAGAGGCTGAACTGAGGAGAACACCATGCCACTGCTATACGACACCAAAATAGTGAAATATAAGGGACGACAGTATCGTACCACCTTCCCGTATGACGACGATCATCCCAAGCCTTGGGTGGGGGACGACGGCCGCGGCATCGTGCATAGCACCAGCTTTCACGCCGATAAGCGGCCCGGCTGGCGTCCGCTTCCTGGCTACGGCGATACGGCCAAATGGTTCGACTGGGCCGGCACGATCAAGAAGGCCAAAGAAGAAGACTGGGGGCTGTCGGCCAAAGATCGCGCAGCATTGGCAGCCGAACTTGGTGCTGACCCTACGCCCGGTCAGATCATCGAACGAGCCGTCCAGAAAGAATATGACTTCCTTCTCGCTTATATGCAAAATAACTGGTATTACGTCGGCATTGAGGTCACGTTGCTGAACGAAGACGGCGAGCCAGACGAGTCCTTGCAGGACACTTGCTGGGGCTTCGAGACGTGGAAGGATTACCACCTGGAAGCCGCACAGGGGATGGTCGAGGAGCTGGACGTTCGTGTCGAAAAAGAGCTGGCCAAGCGCTACGCTGACGAAGCGCGTGATGCTCGGGTTCGTGAACAGGCGCGCGCCGGCGGCTGCGACTTGGTTATCCTGGACGACGCCGGGGTGCGTGAGGTCGGTGAGGGTTACTGGGTGGTGGCTGAGCTCTTCGTGCCGAAGACGTCATGAGGGCCTTCATCTCCAAGGACCAGCGCTGGCACATCTGGCAAGGCGCCAAGCACATCCTCCTGTCCGACGAGGACAACAAGCACCTGACCTACCACAGCACGCCAGACGCTGTCGTCAACTATCTGTACCTGGCCGGCCACAAGGAAGTGGCGCGGGAACTGAACGAGCACGTGAAACCGCCCAAGCCCTGCAAACCTTGCGACGGGACTGGCGTGCATCGCCCATCCCAAGTGTTGGGTTGGGGCGTGAGCACACCTGAAATGAAGTGCCGACACTGCCTCGGCACCGGAAAAGAAAGGACTGCAAAATGAAAAAAGCATACCTCGACCTGAGCACGGCGCACCTGAGCCGCGACACCCAAAACCTGCTGGATGAGCGCATCGGCCATGATGAATTCTTCCATCTCTGCGGCTGGCCGCCCCTGAGCATGGCGCGCTACACCTATGGCTACTTCATCACCGTGCCCGACCCGCTCGACGAGCAGGTGATCGAGCAGATGAAAGACATGCCGCAGGACTTGCGCTGCTGCCTGCTACATGCGGCCAGCGAGCAGTGCGAGCTGATCCGTTTCGACGCCGACGGCTATGTCGACGGCGACCTTCCCTACTACAAGGAGATTTAAACATGACCAACCTCACCCACGAATCGCGCAAACAAATCACCGAGTCCGTCGTCAACAAGGGCACCTTTTTGAACGAAGAAAAGGCAGCCATCAAGAAGTCGACGCAGGAAGCGGTACGCAAGGCGGTCCTCGCCACCTTGCCCAAGGGCTTCCACGATGCGATCAAGAACCTGCCGCCGGAATGGTTCCGCAAGTGCAGTGGCGCCTCACTGCAAAGCGACGCCAACCCTGTCGCACTGTCCGACCGCAAGAAGTACGAGTCTGAGCGTTATCCCGGCAACTGGCGCAACAACTACACCCACATCGAGTTCACCAGCTTCCTGGTTCCGGACAGCTTCAACAATCGCTATAACGATCCCTCCTTCGGCCAAGACTGGTGCGAGAAGCACCTGGCCGCCCAGATCGACGCGGCCAAGAAGCTGCACGCCAAGGAGCAGGCTCTGCGCGACGAGCTGAACGCCTTCCTGTACTCGGTCAAGACCTACAAGCAGGTGCTGGAGAAGATGCCGGAGCTGGAATCCCACCTGCCGGCGCCCAAGGTTAAGTCGTACCCGGTGGCCGTGAGCACGGCGCCGCTGGTTGCGAAGCTGGCCGACCTGGGCTTCGACCGTTCGCTGAAGGAGGCGTAGCATGGCCAAGGAGAAACTGATCCTCAAGCAGAGCTTTCGGCGCGGCATGCCCGGCACGCAAGAGAACTGGGAAAAGACAACTTATCTCTCAGCATCCACCTGACCATCGAACAAACGCACAAATTTGCGAAGGCTCTCAAGCTTGAGAAGGAGGCACAGAAAATTGCGCAACGAAGGAAGGAGTAAAACTTGACAGCAGGTATTACCCGGCTTTAATGTAGACTCCTGACGAGCTACATTGAGGCGAAAATGACAGACGATACTAAGCCAAGGCACCGCCCAGACTGCGCGGTGCCTTTTCTTTTGGGAGGGACCTATGAGCCTTGTCGATCAGTTGATGACCTGGACAAAGCTGGAGTTGGCCAAGTCCCTGAAGGACCAAGCCAAGGAGAACGCCGAGCTGAAGCGGCGTGTCGTTGAGCTGGAAGTTGAAATATTTTGGATGAAAGTAAAGGAGAGGGATGATGAGCAGCACTAACGAAACAATCCTCGATCTGCGCGCCGCGCGAGACAAGCTGGCTAAGGACGGCTATGCCTGCGTGCTGATCGCCGTGCCTGTCGACGGCGGTGAAGGTAGCGTGCTGATCACGAACGTCGACGAAGCGATGACAGTCGACATCTGCTCACAGGTGATCGGCAACATCGAGAACGGCGATATGCAGGAAAATCCACCGCCGGGCAGCATGCTCAACTGATCATGCCAACCTGGTCTATCCGATGCCGGCACAATAAGTGCCGGCATCGTCTTGTCAGCCGCCAGCACCCGGACGACATGCAGGCCGTGCCCTGTCCGGCCTGCGGCAGCACGAAAGGCTGGCGTTACGAGGCGCGCGCCTACAACAAGAGTAACCTGTGTCGATGCTCCGGGCCGGAGCTTGCCCAAGAGCTGGGCAAGAACTTCCCGCACCGGACGACACACCCATACTGCGACCATCACCCGCATGGTCCCTACAATCAAGCTCGTGCGCGCGGCGTGGCACACGGGGACATACCCAAGGAGTACCACCCTTGAGCCCAGAAAACAAACAGCTGTTGGAAGACTTTGGCATTTACCTGTTCAATCAAGGCCATAGACTGCAGCCAACCAAGCAGTGGGAAGCCATGCGCTGGGAGTCGCCCGCTGGTGATGGCGCCCGCATCATGTACACCGACAAGAAGGGCACGATCGGCCGCCGCTTCGGCGACGATCGGGCGCGCGAGGACTGGGCAGCTTTCCTGGAAGCGCGCGCCGGGATGCGGCCGACGGCGCTCGTCTATGACGACGAGTGTGACCTCAGCACGGCCTTCGAAATCAGTCTCGAAGGCTGCGATCCGGAAGACGAGACCCTCCGCCCAGCGATTGCGGAGGCCGTTGCCAGCTTCGGCCGGCAGGCGGCGAACCTTGCACAAGGCGCCGCGCTGCAGGGCCTGCGTATCAGCATCACCAGCACGCCGAAGGGTGTGCACATCATCGTCAACCCGACCAGCGAGATGCTGGAAATTTTGAAAGGAACCCACCCATGAACTTCGGACTCGGCCAAGTCGTACTGGTCAAAGAGCTGCAAACCAAGAACGGCTTCGATCGCTTCGCCCAGCGCGGCACCTTCCGCGCCAATCGCCACCACCTGTCGGCCATGCTGTACCTCGGCGAGGTCAACGCCGACACGCTGCCGCAGTTCAGCCCCAACGGCGCAATGGCCTCGCTCGGCTACGGCCCGCTGCTGCTGAGCCGCACGCAAGTGTCGCTGTTGGACGTGATCGACAAGCTGCGTGACCGGCTGGCGCAGCAGCAAGAAGTCAGCGACGAGGATCAGGCTCTGATCGACCTGGCCGACGGCGCCATCGCCGCCTGCGCCGCATTCACCACCGCGGCCGCGCCGCAGAAAGGAGTGAAACCATGACAGCCAAGGAGTGGTGGAGCTGGGTGCACCCAATCGACAAGTGGCTGCTCTGCAGTTACGGTGCGAGCCTTGCGATATCAGCTCTGGCCGGCAACTGGTGGCCTATCTTCGGCTTGCAGCTGGCTACCGCCTTGGCGTACAGCCTGTATGTAATGGAGCGTGTGCGCGCCGACCGACTGCATGCCCTCAATAAAATGCTGGCCCAGTGCCTGGAAGAATGCGGTGAGGCCGGCATCGACTGGCAGCGCCGCAGCGAGGCTTTCGAGCAGAGCCTCAAGGAAGGGGCCGACGCCATCGGCGTCGCCAATTTGATCATCCACGGCCGTGGCCCACGGCCAGACAGAAAGGAGTGAAGATGAATATCGTCCCGGACACATGGGACTCAGAAGGGAACTGGGTTAGGAGCTATTACGTGGGCGGTCAGCGCTATACAACCAAGGCAGACGTCGTCTGGAAGAACATACTGGCTCGCTGTATCCCTGGCGGCCCGTACCAGACAAGGGTGCCGAGCTATGTGGGCTGCACCAACGGCTTCGCAGATTTCCAGGAATTCGCTTCCTGGGCGACCTTGGCAGTCGGGTACGGCCGAGAGCACTGGGTCATTGACAAAGATCTGTTGGCTGGTGGCCGAGGTAAAGTCTACTCGGCCGAGGTATGTCTTTTCATCCCGAGGGAGATCAATTCTTTCCTGACGAACGCTGCCGCAGTACGTGGAGATTTGCCCGTCGGTGTGGTGCGCGACACAGGTAAATGGGGCAGAACTGGTTACATGGCGCAGTTGCAAGATGGCACGCGGCGGAGAACTTTAGGGCGCTTCCACACAGCTAAAGATGCCTTTTCCGCCTACAAAGAAGCCAAAGAGGCTCGCGCGCGACAGCTTGCAGACCACTACGCGCCAAGCCTTGACGCCCGAGCTGTACAAGCTTTGCGAGATTTTCGCGTCCACTTCGACGCATAACTACCTCAACATAAAGGACTGACAAAATGGGAATCTTCTCCAGCATCCTGGAGGCCTTGGGCCTCAAGAAACGCAAGAGCCTAGCGCCGGCGTATCCGAAGTTTCCAGAGCCGACTCGGCCGGCCCCGCCGGTGCCGAAGATCAAGGCCTTCCAGCCCCTGCGCAGCCCGCCGCCTCCCGAGCCGCCGGCGACGCGCCGCATTCGCGATGACCAGCCACCGCCAAAGCCCTCCACGGCCCCTACAGCGCGCGCTACGGCCGAGGAAACCCGTCGGCAGCAGGACGACCACTACAGCTGGCCCTACGGCCCTGGCGGGGTTCTGTACGACCGCACCGGGCACATGACGTCCAGCTTCGACAGCAGTCCGGCGCCGTCGCCAGCGCCGTCTTCGTACGATTGCCCGGCACCGAGCCCAAGTCCGAGCTACGACAGCCCATCACCATCTAGCGACTGTTCGCCATCGTCGAGCGATAGCTCGTCTTCCAGCAGCTGGGATTAAGGAGACAAGAAGTGAAACTGATCATCGAGACCCTCGACCGGCCGGGTCACGCCGGCGCCAGCCACCTCTACAAGATCAGCGGCTATGACAGTTCGCTCAATCCGGCGGAGGCGCGCCGGCTGCGCCCGGACAAGTTCACCGCCATCATGCTCCAGAGCGGCCCGACCAAGGAGACGCCCAACGGTGTCTCCATGACGGCGCTGCTGGCCGTCATGGAGCACCACATCACCAGCCGGTCCGACCGCGACAACCTGCACTATGCCCGCGCCCTGATGCACATGGAAGCGGCGCGCCATGAATTGGAGCAATTACCATGAACCTGCCACCAATGGTCACCTTGGAAGTGCGCATCGGGGAAATGCAGCACGGCATCAACGCGCTGCTCGATGCGCGCGAGCTGGATCTCAAGGCTCGCATCAGCGAGGTGCTTTCCACGCACCTCACCGAAGACAAGCTCCAGGCGCTGATCTGGAAAACCACGACCGAGACGACCGACAAGATGATCACCCAGATCACCGAGCAGGCCGTCCGGAATTTCTTCTACAACGACGGCGGCGCGGTGGTTGAAGCCGCCGTCAAGGCCAAGCTCCGGACGGAGATGGCCAAAATCCTGCAGGAGCCAGAAGCATGAAGACCATCTACAAATACCAGATCCCGCTCGACACCGACGCGCCGATTCTCGACCTGCCTGATGGCGCGCAAATCCTGCACGTCGACACCCAGACCGGCGAAGACCTGTGTCTGTGGGCGCTGGTCGATCCGAGCCTGGACAGCTGCACGCGGCGCTTCCTGCACATCGTCGGCACTGGGCAGCCGGTGCCGCAGGTGAAGTACGGCCTGGCCCACCTTGGAACGGCGCTGATGATGGGCGGCCGTCTCGTCATCCATGTTTTCGAGCATGTGTGCAATGAAACCTGATACCCTTTACGGCTTCTTCTATTGCAGCTGTATCTACGAAAGTGCCGATGCACTGCAGAGTCTGCACCGCACGAAAGCCGGAGCTTGGCACGCCTTGCGCGCTGCGTTGTTTGCCCGTGCGGTGCAGGAGCGCGAGGCCGCCTTGCGGTTCGGCCGTCACCTCACTGTAGAGCGGTGGTGGAAGTACGAGCGGTACACTGTTCACCCAATCGAGGTGCAGGAATGAAACCACTTAAACAACAAACGGAGGAATTTCTCAATGGAGAAAATAAAGCTGCCAGAGAGCGTCGTGCAGCGCGCTGCGAATGCGGCGAAGGCGATGCGTGCCCAGGCCGCGCCGCCTGCCAGCGAGAGCTCGCAGAGTCGGGCGGCGTTCTACAGCCGCCGGTACGGCGGCGGCTACCGAACGGCACGTAAGGCCTTCACCTGCAACCAGTTCGGATGCTTCCGTCGCATCGAGCCCGGCACCAGCTATTTCGACACGATGGAAGTAACCGAATTCCCCAAGACCAAGCGAATCTGCGCAGCGTGCGCCGAGGAACACACATGACCCAATCCGTCTACGACATTCTCGGCGTCAAGGCCACGGCCTCGCCGGCCGAGATCAAGAAAGCCTGGCGCAGGCTCGCGCAGGCGAACCATCCCGACAGAGGCGGCGATCCCAAGCTCTTCCAGAGCATCCAGCAAGCCTACGAAGTGCTGATCGACGTCGAGCGCCGCGCGCACTACGACCAGACCGGCTCCGACAAGGTGTCGGAGCCGGTCAGTAAGGAGCAGGTTCTGCTGGCCGAGGCCCAGCAGAACCTCGGCGTCTTGCTCAGTAGCCTGGTCGCGGCACACATCGACACCGTCCAGAGCCAGCCGCTCAAGTCGTTGCTGGTATTCGAGATCAAGGATCGGCTGGGCAAGGTGGGCAGGGACTTGGCACTCTTTGCCAAGGAGCGTTCAGCCCTGCTGGAAGTGGCGGATCGCTTTACCAGCAAGAGTGGTGCCTCGACGCTCTCCGACCTTGCCCGGTCGATCCTGTCAGGAGTGGACCAGAAGATTGATTCGGCGTCGAACTTCCGCCAGGTATGTGAGAAGATGCTGGAAATTGTCGAGCAGCACGAGTACCACGCCGATCTGGCGTTGCCCGTCTCTGCGTCGACATGGTTTAGCCGGGTGTAGAAGAAGAAAGCCCGCCAAATGGCGGGCTTCAACTGCCTGAAGATGAGGGCCTGTTTCGGCAGGCCTTCAGCTAGCGACGATAGCTCTCATGCTCGGGCAGGTCGCTTTCGCTTATTTCCACAATCTCGTAGCTGCCCTCCGGAAACGGGCCGACGTCCTCGTTGAACTTGCTGTCGGCTTTCTCCTTGCTTTCTGCAGCGTAGTACAGGGTGAAGCCGGGGGCACTGATTTTGAAGTACATGGTAAGCTCCTTTAAATATACACATCGGCGTCAAGAACCGCCTTCGATTGCGAGCATAGCACGTTCTGGAAGCCGTCCGTGAACTCTGCGGCCTTCATCAGTTCGCACCACTGGTAGAACTGCGTCAGATCAATACCAAGTCCATCAGGTGGGCCGGACTTGGCAGTGTGCGTGAAGAAGTGCTGAAGGCCGCCGTGGAATTTAAGGGCTGCAATGCGATTCACCAGCTGCGTGTAAGCGGTTCCGGTATTCAGATTCGTACCGAGCAGCTGGTTTTGCCCCTGGCGCGTCATGCCGTCCACAAAACTCGACCCGCCAGTACCGACACTGTTCAGCACCGGGCTGCCGCCGCCACGACGCCACACCACACCCTTGGATGCGAGAGTCGCATCGTTGGCGCGGTTGGATGAGTTCAGTGGGTAGGCAAACACCTTGGGCGCTGGCAGACCAGCGGCCACGAAGTTGTCAACGCTGGCGAGCCAGTCCGCACCGATGTCGCGACCATTTGAGCTGTAGTCGGTATGCCCAATGCCTTGCGTACCCACTTCCCAGCCGTAGGTATTGATCAGGGTTTTCAGCATCGCCGCGTTGTTATTCACGGTGGCAGCGTCGCCGTCGATGAATGCTGTTGCTACCCAGCCGTTTGCTGCGAATGCAGGCGCAATAACGCTCAGGATTGTGGAGTCAGGGCTATCGGTCGAGAATGACCAGCGCGGGATCCCCTTGGAGCCAACCACCAGCGAATCCAGCCAGCAAGTTTTGCTGGCCAGGCCGGTAAAGACAATCTCAAAATAGTTAAACGGATCACCCCACGCCTGGCCGCCAGTGGAAACCCACGTCGTACCGGCCTGCGGCTCCATGGTGCCGTCTTCGCCAGCGCGCAAGGGAATAAAGTTCCAGCCTGGCCGGAAGTAAAAATTGGTCAGCGTGTAGGCAAGATTCTTGGTTGCCAAGGCATCCGAAGAAAACTTGATGATGGCAGTGGTGCTGCCAAAGGTAGGCTCATCGATGTAGACGGCCAACTTCATTTCCGTGCCGGACTGGATGTAAAACACCGTGCCGAACGTTTTCTTGATGCCGTCGTTGCTCGCACCGGCACCGAACACGCATTTGATTGCAGCCGAGCTACGCTGCGCTTTAGCCGCATCCGACGAACGGGTCACGCCGCCCGAGACAGCTGCCCAGTTCGCCGTATCGGAGAAGTCGAACAGGACCGAAGCCTTGCGGTTACGTGGCTGTGGCACCAAGATTGGCGGCGCATTGGGGACCGCAAACCCTGGGGAATATCCTGTAGGGCTGCGCAAAGTCAGCGCAGGGGCCGAACCCTGCTGGATAACTGCATCTCGGCGAATCGTCGCACTCATGCTGCACCCATACCAGAAGCCGCTGCCGTGACAGAAGCCGATACCAGGCCGCCACCATTTACCGACACAACGTTAGCACGCACACGAGGGAAAGGCGCATTCGGATCGACGTCCGAGTTGGTCACCGGCACGGTCAAGGTGGAGGTGCCATCGAGATTAAACGTCAGGCGAGTCGCTGGAATGCCGTCATTGTTATCCACCTCGATAATAACCTTGGCGGTTACTGCTGCCGCCACACCCCCCAGGCTGATCACATAGCCGCGGTTCGACATTTCCGGATGCAAGGTGTGCCAGGCGCCAGGGCCGGTGGTGCCCTGCGCTGTCATAAGGGTTTTGGTCTGGGCCATGATGGAGAACTCCTTGGGTGGCGAGAAATTGGTATTCCCGACATTCTGGCATGAAACTTGCCCTGGGTCAAAGAAGAAGTCCACAGTGACACAAATGAGAAAGTTTGATAGATTAAGTTCCTCAACCGTAACAAGGAGAACGAAGTGCAAGTACAGGTGAACAAAGACGTAGCATGGGAATACATTCAACCGGCACCACTCAATAAGAAGCTGCTGCTCCTGACCAAGGACAACCAGTGCGTGGTGGGTGTTTTCAAAGGTGAGCCGTTGCCGGACAACCGCACCTATAAGGCGTGGCAAGGCCTCCCGGACCGCAACCGGGAAACCGAGCTGGCACTGGGCTACGCATGAGCGACCCAAAATTCACAGCCTTGATGGCCAAGCTGCAGCGCAACCCGCTCTGGTTTGGCCCTCGCGGGTGGACGTGGACGACGCCCGACGGGCAGGTCCAGACGTTAGAGAACATCGCTCGGCAGCTGCCGGGCATGGCCAACCTGCTGTGGCTCTCGCTGCCGCTGGAGCGCCCAGCCGAGTACGACGCCCGCAATAACAGCGTCTACATGTGGGTGCTAGCCATCGGCGGCACCTCCCATAACGTAAAGCGCTGGCCGGCCGGAACCTGGGAGCAACTCGCCGAGGGCCTGACCCTGGAAGAGTTTATCGCGCTGCCGGTGCCGCCGGCCGGCAGCACGGCCGACCACCTGCAACGCCTTGCCCTTATCAAGGAAACCCATGCCAAAGCCAAAACTCACACTTGAGCAGGTGATGGAACGGTATCCGTTCCCCTTCGAGCTCAAGCCCAATCAGAAAGAGGACATTATCCAGCTGGCCGAGTGGGGCCGCGCGCTGGGCGACCTGCCGGTCGGTTACGGCAAGACAGCGATCGCCACGGCCGTGGCTTTAATGCTACAGCCGGACGTCACCGTTGTGCTGGTGCCGCCTATCCTGGTGCCGGACTGGGTGCACTGGCTAAACAGCATCCCGAACATCGGCAGGGTGGTGGCGTGGGACGGCTCGCCGAAAGTGCGCGCCACCTTGGACCCGCACTCCGACTGGCTGGTCATGTCGTACGGCGTATTCCTGAAGGACGCCGAGCGCCTGAAGAAGGCGCTTCGAGAGGTCAACTTGTTCACGATTGTGGACGAGTGCTTCCCAGAAGGCACGTCGGTGCTCACACCGGAAGGTGAGCGGCCGATAGAGGCCCTACGGAGCGGAGATTTAGTGTTGACCTCGGCAGGCCCACAAAGTATCGTTGAAGTATTTAAAAATCTGGCTTTTCAACTTTACACCCTGGAGCTTACGAATGGTACTGAGCTTACTTGCACAGGAAATCACCCAATATTTACGGACCTTGGATGGGTTGCCGCACGAGATTGTGAAGGAAGACAGGTACTTCATCACGCTCAGGTGTGTGATGTGTCAAACGGAGTTCGAAAAGAAGATCTCGCTCATGGCCTATGCGATGCGCCACAAGAAACCCCTTGGGACCGCTTGCTCGAAGACATGCAAAGCGCATCGCCGAGCCTTGTTGTACCCAGAAAGCTACAAAGCAGCTGGCCTGAAGATGAAAGGAATTCCAAAGCCGGGTCCGAGAGGGGCGGGGAAAACTCGGATGCCCCTGAGCGACGCACACCGTGCGGCAGTGTCCGCAACTCTGAAGGCCAAGAGCCACAGGCCGCCCGTGCGGAAGGGGAACGGGACTGGAATGACTCCAATGGAGGCAAAGTTATGGCCCCTGCTGATCTCTCTGGGGTTTGTGTGGAACCACGCAGTGAGCCTGGGCGCCAAGCACGAGAAGGGGTATCCATTCTGCTACAAGCTGGACTTCGCCCTTCCGGACGAGAAGGTGGGTCTGGAGGTGGATGGCCTATCGCACAACCTGATTTCTCGGCAAGCACAGGACAGGAAGAAAGTCGAGAAGCTGGCGGAGTTAGGGTGGCGCGTGTTTCGTGTCAAGAATTCTCAGGTGGAATCCCTGTCTTCAACCTCCACGTTGCTCGACGTCATGACTATTATGCCGGAGGAATTCTCGTCCATAATTGCCAGAACTTTAAGAACTATCAGTCCAAGCGGTACATCGAGCTCAAGGCCTTGACCGATGGCCAAGCGGCCGCGCCGCTCATGATGTCAGGCACCATGCTCTCGTCGCCCGAGGACGCCTACGGCTACGTGAAGCTGACCAACCCGAGCGCCTACACCAGCTTCCTGCAGTTCCGCAACATCCACGTCGCCGAAGTGGACTTCTTCGGGCGCGTTACGAAGTGGCAGCAGCTGGACCTCATGCAAAAGAATCTGTCCTATCGCCGCGTACGTCGGCTGAAGGAAGAAGTGCACGCCCACTTGATCAAGCCCCTTGTAATTCCGATCTTCTACGACCTGCCCAAGGAGCACATGAAGCTCTACAAGGAGCTGATGAACGACCAGATCCTGCTGCTGGATGACGGAAGCAAGATTGATGCCAGCACCGCGCAGCGGCTTTACCACTACTCACAGCAGATCATCACCAACTGGGGCTACTTCGCCGACGACCCGACGAAGCGCTCGGCCGTGTTCGACCTGATCGACCAGGTGTGCGAGCAGCTGCGGCTCGGCGAGCCCCCGGTGCCGGGCGTCGAGGCCGGCCCCGACGCCGAGAAGCTGATCCTCTGGACGATGTACAAAATGACCAGCCGCACCGTGCTGGGCTACCTACAGGAAAAGCTTAAGCCGCTGGGCAAGGAGGCTGTGGGCGCATGGTCCGAGACCGACAGTCGCAAGGCTGTGGCCGCTTTCATGCGCGATCCGGACACGGTCGGCATGGCCGCCCAGCCGGGCTCGGTCGGCGCCGGCCTGAATCCGCAGTACGTGTGCCGGGCGATCGGTTACGTCGAGATCCCGACCCGCACGATTGGTTTCATCCAGTCGTCGGGGCGCATCTATCGCGAGGGTCAAAAGTATCAGCCGCTGGTGTGGCTCTTTGTTGCGCGCGACACCATCCAGGAAAAGCTGCTGGAGAACCTACAGACAAACGACGACCTTGTCAATAAAGTTTCCGGCACGAAGCAGGGGATCAGAAATATGATTTTCCCAAATGGAAGATAGGCTAGAATTCCATTCTCAACTGAAACACTTACGAGGCAACAATGGTTACCGATAAAGAAAAAGAACAGCGAGCCAAAGAGGCCGCCTGGAACATCGCCGCCCTGGCTGGCTCTCCTGATCTGCAGGCCTACCGCATGCTGGCTTCCAAGGTGCGCGGCCTGGCTCGACATAACTCCGCGCTGGCGGTATGGGAGATCCAGGACGGCGAGATTTACGTCCGTAACCGCTACTTCGTCATCAACGCGGCGGCCACACTGGAGCACGGCATGCGCCTGTTCCTGCGGGAGGAAATGACCCGCGCAACCTTGGAGATCGGCCACATCCCCACCCGCCTGCCCGGCACCGACTGCTTTGTGTGGGTCCCACGCCACACCGACGCGCGCTTCTGCCCGTCGGACCCGGCGGACGTGACCAGCCACACCCGGCTCTCAATGGGCATTATGTTCGGCTGCCCGGCGCGCATCGGCACCCTGGTGGAGGGCAAGGAATACCTGACCCTTGCCCGAGACATCGAATCTTACCGACAACAGCTGGGAGCATTGGCACATGCCTAATTTCATCTACTACCAAGTCAAGGGTGGTGAAGAGCGCTGGACGGTCGGACCAGCCTCGCAGGTAGAGCGCATTCGCGACGAATTCAACCCTATGTTCATCACGGCCCTGTCGGTGGCCAAGATGCCTGAAGAGCTGGAGTACGACGAGAAGCTGAAGCTGGCCTACTACGGTCCGCTCTATTTCGACTGGGATTCCGAGGACGGCGCCCACGTGATCGAGAAGGTCAACGAGATGCTCGACAACCTCGAAGAGCTAGGCCTGGACCTGCATGCCTGCCGGCTCTACGCCACCGGCGGGCGAGGCTATCACCTGGAGATCCCACCCTATCTCTTCATCGACAAAGACCCGTCCAACCGCGGCGTGGTGATGCTGCCGGCGATCTACCGCGAAATGGCGCTGGACTTGGCCGTCGACACCCTTGACCTGACGATCTATTCGACCGGGCGCGGCCGCATGTGGCGCCAGCCTAACGTCGAGCGCCAGAACGGCCGCTATAAGGTGCCGATCACGGTGGACGAAATGCGCTCGATGACCGTCGAGCGTTGCGAAGAGCTGACCTCCAAGCCGCGCTCCTTGGAAGCACCGACCAAGGCCGAGTTGTGCCTGAAGCTGAACATCAAGTACGAAGAGGCCAAGCAAAAAGTCGAGGCGCTGATGAAGCGTCGCGGCAAATTCAAGGCCGATCCGAAGGCCAAGGAGAAGGCGAATGGCCTGTCGGTCGAGATGATGCTGGCCGGCCTGGGTATCAAGGAAGGTTCGCACTTCCAGCAGATCGCCACGCAGCTGGCGATCGTGGCGCACACGGCCGGCTGGTCGGAGAGCGATCTGGTCGAGAAAGCGCAGGGGTTGGTGAACAGCCACCAGAGCGACGGCAATCGCTACAACAGTCCGGAGAAGCGCAACAATGAGCTGCGCCGCATGTGGCGCTACATGTACGACAACGTCTGCTACGAATTCAGCATCGGCGCCCTGAAGGCGCTGATGTCACACTCGGCGCCCGACTTGGACAACATCCCAACGACGCGCGAAGAGCTGGAGCAGACCATCAAGGAAGAGGCGGCGGCCGAGGCGGAATCGGAAGATCAGGAGATCGACGAATACGCCGACGTCGCCGCCGGCATTTCGCTCACCAAGTACGGCGTGTACATGCAGACCGCCACCGAAGGCAAGAAGCGCATCTGCGCTGTCTCCTTCGAGACATCGGCGGTGCTGTTCTCCACTGAGTCCGGCCAGATCGTGGCCTTCGAGGCCGAGGTGCTGGTCAACGGGCGGCCGTCGGGCCGCCAAACCCTTGAGCTGGATGTGTTCTCCGGCCTTGTGCAATTCAATCGCTTTGTGGCCCGCTACGGGCACTCATTCCAAGGCACAGATCTTCAAGTACGGACGGTTATGATGCGCTTTGTCGAGCAAGCAAAAAAGAAAGGCGAGAGCCTGTACATCGTGAAGCGGGAAGGACTTGACCTCGTCAACATCCAGCACCACGAAAACGAACTCTACCGCAAGCCCTTCCTGGTGTGGGCTGACCACCACCAAGTCGTGCTGCAAAAAGAAATCGCCGAGTCGGGCCTGAACCTCGTCTTCACCGGCTTCCCTGATCCGCAGGGTGAGTTCAAAACCGACCTGTCACAGGCGCCGGTGCTCAAGGAGTGGATCGAAGAGCCTGGCAATAAGGAAAAGCTGCGCGACGTGCTGCAGGCGGCGATGACCTGCCAGAAGTCGGAGCTGATCGGCAAGTACATCGGCTGGTATGTGGCCTGCTTCTGGAAGCCGCTGTTCCAGGCGGCGTACGGCAAGTTCCCGCTGCTGCACGTGAACGGCGCGGCGGGCGCCGGGAAATGTATGGGGTTCAACACTCCGGTGATCATGGCCGACGGCACCACGAAAATGGTACAGGACGTGCAGGTTGGCGACCAGTTGCTCGGACCGGACGGCGGCGTACGCAACGTGCTGTCGCTGGCGCGCGGCCGGGAGCTGATGTACCGCGTGACCCCGGTAAAGGGTGACTCGTATGTTGTAAATGCGTCACACATCCTGAGCCTGAAACGTTCAGATCGCTCCTGCCGGCTGTCGGACGGGACTCAGGTTACCGCGGCAGATGACGTCGTGAACGTCAACGTCGAGGTCTACGCACACAGTTCGGCTGCCGCCCGCAAGGCGTTGAAGGGGTGGCGCAGCGACGCGGTGGAATTCCACCGCGAGGCAGAAGACCTGCCGCTGGACCCTTACTGGCTGGGCGTATGGTTGGGCGACGGCAAGCACGACCTGCCGCAGATCACGAAGCCAGCAGATACGAACATGGTGCGCTGGTGGATTGCCCACGCTGAGCAACATGGCCATCTGGTCTCTCGCCATGAGTATGATGATCGCTGCCCGAGCTGGGCGGTACGCTCTAAGGACGGGCGCTGGGATGCACAAGGCAACCAGTTCACGCAGCGCCTGCAGGCCCTCGGCCTGCTGGGCAACAAGCATATTCCGGCGGCATACAAGTTCGCGCCGATGGAAGACCGCTTGCGTCTGCTGGCCGGCCTGATTGACTCCGACGGCTCCCTGGACAAGGCGGGCTACGACTGGGTCAGCAAAGACAAGTCACTGGCGGAAGATTTTGCCTTCCTCTGCCGCTCGGTCGGCCTGGCCGCTTATGTCAAGGAGTGCACGAAAGGTATCCAGTCGACTGACTTTGTGGGCACCTACTGGCGCGTGAGCGTCAGTGGGGACTGCGACAAGATCCCTTGCCTGGACAAGAAGGCGCCGCCACGCAAGCAGGCAAAGCGTGTGACGGTGACTGGCATCTCGGTGGAGCCTATCGGCGTGGACAACTACTACGGTTTCCAGATCGACGGCGATCATCTGTTCTTGCTGGGCGACTTCACGGTCACCCACAACACCGACATGACCAAGTCCTTCTCCTGCTTCTTCTACCACCAGCGCGAGCCGTACTCGACGTCGCCGACCTCGACCGTCTTCTCGATCACCCAGCAGATCTCCAGCACCTCGTCGATCCCCTTCGTACTGGACGAGTACAAGCCGCACGCGCTGCAGGGTGACATGGTCAACAAGTTGCGCGCGATCTTCCGAGACAGCTACAACCAGACGATGATGGCGCGCGGCGGCGGCACACGCGAGAACGACGACTACCGCCAGCTCCAGCGCACTCAGCTGTCGGCGCCGGTGGTATTCATCGCCGAGGCGGCCGAATCCGAGCCGGCCGTCATGGAGCGCGTGGTGCTGGCCACCGTGGTGCCGCCGCCGGCGTCGATGAAGAACACGTGGCGCGCGCGGTTCCAGCTGTTCCGCCAAAACCGCGAGCTGCTGGGCATCCTGGGCCAGTACCTGGCCGCCAAGGTCGTGCAGTCCTATTCGGTGGACCGCCTGCGCACGGAGTTCAACGACCTGTACGAAGAGGCTGCCAACACCTACATGCTCAACGCCGACGACATCGAGCGCATGAAGGCCGGCGACCTGGACGAAGAGCTGTCGCTCAAGGCCAACGCCAAGGAGCGCTCGGTGTACAACCACACGGTGGCCAAGTTCGGATTCCAGCAGTTCAGGAGCCTGATTAACCAACTCTTGGGACCTGTGCTTGATGACCTGATGGGCGAACTTGAGTCCGGTCTCTACGCGCGCATGTCCGACTTGCAGGCCTCGACCACACCGGAAATTGTCCGCGTGCTGGAGACGATGTCGCGCATGACCTATGCGACGGAGGACACCCGGCCGGATGCGTTGCGCGAGAACTACGAATATGCGATTGCCGGCGACACCTTGGAGCTGGACGCTTACTCGGCCTACACGCGTTATCGCATCTTCATGCGCCAGGCTGCCTTGCAGCCGCTCTTCCCTGACGTCTATCCATTCCTGCAGGCGATGAAGGACTTGGAGGCGTACAAGTCGACGGCGACGGGCGATCACTTGAAGCGGCCGCAGGTGATTGTGCTGTCGATCAACGCGCTGACCCGCGCCGGCGTGCCGCCATTTAAAGGCGGCAAATAATAGTGACACTTAGAAAAATTCGTGATACGATGGTTTCTCACTTTTCATGAGTGACGCGACGCTCCGGCGATACTGGGGCATAAATGTAAATTCAACTGTAAAGGCAAATATCATGGCACTGAACAAGAGCGCAGCAGCAGCACCAAAATTCGAAAACCCAGAAGACGGCGACGGCTTCCCAGGCGCCGGTGAAGGTGCTGGTGACGAGGAAGACGAAGACGCGGTTGAGGTGGTTGAAACCCCGCAGGCGACCGGCAAGGACAAGCTGGCAGAAGCCCGCCGCCAAGCCGCGGCGCACGCCGAGAAGGAAGCGGCAGCTGCAGCCAAGGCCGAAGCACAGCCAGCCAAAACCACCGCACTGGCGGCCAAGGCCGGCGGCGCAGTAGCGGTCACCAAGATCGCGGACCTGGACCCGTTCAAGCAACTGGAAAACCAGTTCGTGGTCGAGTTCAACACCTTCCCGCAGATCAAGGTCAACCAGGGCGCCTTCCGCCTGGCCGACGGCGACAAGAACATGGGTGACACCATCGCGATGGAAGTCATCTCGTGGCAGAAGCAGTGGCAGCTGGCGCCGGGCGATATCGACAATCCGAAAGCAAAGGAATTCCTGCGCTACTCGAAGGACGGTATCACCGCTGAAAACGGCGACGACATGAAGGAAATCCTCGCGCTGGCGAAGTCGAACGGCTTCCCGAACGCGAAGATCAGCGAGCGTGTGATCGTGGTCGGCCAAGTCATCGACGGCGGCAAACAAGCCAAGTCGACCAACAGCAAGATCCACCAGATCGACCTGTCGAGCACCTCGGTGGCCAACTTCAACCGTCACCGCATCGGCGTGGCGTTGCAGGCCAGCAAGGGTCAGCTGCCGGACGACTTCAACGCTTCGCAAGTGAAGATGTTCGCCAAGGCCAAGGCGCAGGGCCAGAAGTCCTGGACCGAAGTCCTGTTCGGCGACATGAGCGCCGTCTTCGAAGACTAAGCGCTTAGCCGCTTAACCAAGAGCAGCCTCCGGGCTGCTCTTTTTATAGGAGTTTCACATGGAACAAACCACCGCACCGATGCGCTTCCTGATCGGCGACACCGAGACCTGCGGGATCGGCCCCAACAACAAAGCCTGCGAGATCGCCTGGATCGAAATCGATCCGGTCACCTTGGAGATCATCAACGAAGACGTGTGCCAGCTGATCGACCCGCAGTGGGAAATCACGCCCGGCGCGCAGGAGATCCACGGCATCACGCAGGAGATGGTCGAGCACGAGCCAACCTTGCAGGAGTTCAAGGATCTGATCCTGGGCGACCGCTACGCCGGCTGTGATGTGACGCTGATCGGCCACAACATCAGCTTCGACTTGCCCGAGCTGGGCAAGGTGCTGCCGGTGGCGCGCACCGTCTGCACCTTGGCCTGGGCGCGCCGCCTGATCACCGACTCGGCCAACCATAAGCTGGGCACCTTGCGCGAGCACTTCGGCTATCCGGAAGGCGAAGCGCACCGCGCGCTGGCCGACTGCTACACCACGCGCCGCGTGCTCAAGGAGCTGCTGCAACGCTCCGGCTTCACGCTGGAGCAGTTCGCTCGCAACGGCGAGCACACCATCTACGTCATGCCGTATGGCAAGCACAAGGGCACGCTGATGGCCGCCGTGCCGGTGCCGTATCTGAAGTGGTTGTGGGACCGCGAAGAGCTGGAGCCGAACATGCGCGAGTCGGTCAAGAAAGCATTGAAGACCAATGGCGTCGACGTGCCAAAGAAGGGCGGTAAGTTCAACCCAGAAGGAGCAGTAGCATGAGCCAATTTTCAGCAGACATCAAAGCTTTCAACGAAATGTACGGCATGCCGGTCAACCAGTTGCCGACGCTGATCAGCGCGCAGCGCCTGCGCGACTTCAAGTCGATCCTGGGCAAAGAGCTGGACGAGATTGACGAGATTATTGAAGATCTCGCAATCTACGAGATTGCGTCGGCCGGTGAAGCTGAGCGTCTGGCCATCCTGACCAAACTGGCCGACCTGCTGGGCGACCTCCAAGTCTACTGCGCCAGCGAAATGGCCAAGTGGGGCCTGCCGCGGGACATGGTGCTGGCGGTCATCATGCAGTCGAACTTCAGCAAGATGGGTGCCGACGGCAAGCCGATCTACGACGGCGAGGGCAAGTTGCAGAAGGGGCCGAACTACTGGAAGCCCGAACCGAAGATCCACCTGGCGCTGCAGATGGTCAGCCTGCGGTCCTTGGCTTTGGCCAAGGCGGAAGAAGCCGCCGCGCTGGGCGCTGCGGCTGAGAAGATGTACGAAGACATCTTCCCGTCCGCTTCGACGGAAGCCTGATATGCGGCAAGGTCTCTCCACTGCCGTGCAGAGCCTTGTCCGCCTGGTCGGCGTCGCTTTTCAGCGCGCCGACCTGCCGGGCGATGCACTTCAAACGCCGATCGTGTACCGCGACCTGCCGTGGCAGTGCCCGCCGCTGGTCACCGACATGATGTTCGAGCGCATGCCGTTGCAGACCTTCCTCGACTTCCCGATCCGCGCCGCCTCGGCCGAGGCATTGTACAGCTGGTGGGCGCGTACACTGGAAACGATGTACTACAGCCCGTCGCGTTTGGTCGACCGTGGCGCGCTGGTTGGCTCAGGCAGCGTCTTTGTCGGCAGCCGGCTCGGCGCCCGCGCACTGCGCTTCTCGATCCCGGCCAACTGCCCGGAGCCGCTGGATCGCATGTCGGGCATCGTCTTCTCGCTCGAGGCGGCGCACGCTGCGCACCTTGCGCTCCCCGGCGCCGTGCTGATCAAGAGCGACGACAGCTATTACGTGGAAGTCGGCGGTTTGGTGATTGGCGTGCGCGAGGGTCGTCCGGCGGCCGGCCCGGACTGGGAAGTGACGGCTGAGGGCTTCGTGCCGGAACTGCTCACCATGCCGCGCGGCGAGCGCATGCACGAATGCCACTTCGACTCGCTGGCCAAGGCCCGCTCGCTGCTGCACGAGCACCCGAGCCGCTTCCCGGAGTTCGCCACCTTGGATACGGTCCTGCAGGCATTGCGCTACATGACTTGGGGCTCGATCGCACCGAACGTCCTGCAGCAGATGACGATCGCCCGGCAGATGCGCCCGCGCGCCGAAGAGCACATCCGCAAGCTGCAGCGCTCGCTGGAGCTGCTGGACGACCCAGCCGTGTCGGACCGGGCCAAGCTGGTCCAGATGCACGGCACCTTGGTGCCCGACATCATCTCGCCGACGGCGTTCCGGAACATCTTCCACCACGGCCCGCCCTTCCCTTACGTCGCGCGGCCGGAGAAAATGCTGCGGATTAAACAAGAGCTCGAAGAGCGAATTTCAAAACTAGAAAGGGGCAAATAATGCAAACACGTAAGCAGTCTGCAGTCGAGGTGGGCATCTCGACGCTGCTGGCGTTTTTGATCAGTGCCGCGTTGCAGCAGTGGGTAGTTACTCCACTGTTCAACCTGGACACGACACATGCGCAGAATCTCTTGATCACGGTGTTCTTCACCGTCGTTTCCCTCGTGCGGTCGTATGTCTTCCGCCGAGCATTTAATTACCTGCATAGGAGCAAAGCATGACCGAAAAAGACCCAAATGGCGTCTCGCCAAATCAACCCGGCGCCAAGCTCGACGCTGGCAAGTCCCCCGTGCGTCGTGGCCTGCTGGAGTATTTCCCGCGTGCCTGCATGGCAGTAGCCGACGTGTCGGCGGCCGGCGCCAACAAATACACCTGGGGCGGTTGGCAGACGGTGCCGGGCGGCGTCGATCGTTACGGCGACGCAGAAGCGCGGCATATTTGCAAGGCTGCCATTGAGGGCGACGTCGACAAAGATTTCGGCCTGCTGCATGCGGCGCACGAGGCCTGGAATGCGATGGCACGCCTGGAGCTGATCCTGCGCGAGAAAGAGGCCGCCAAGTGAGCGAGAAATTCTCCGACCCGATCGACGCGGCCGCCGCGTCAGCACAACACTCCAACGACGTGGCCGAGCAGCAGCGGCAGATCGCCGAGCGGCGCCGCCTGCTCGAATACCAGCGCCACCTGGATGACGGCGACATCGACGGCGTACACTGCATGGACTGCGACATCGAGCTGCCGACGCTGCGCCAGCAGGAAAAGCGCCTGCGCTGCACAGCGTGCCAAACCACACACGAGAAGAAAGGTAAGCGATGAAACGACAGCTGCTAGGCGTAGATGGAGCGTCCTTTCTCTGGCGCGGCCTGCGCAAGGGCAAGGACACCGAGAACGGCTACAACGTCCACCGCGACGGCAAGGACATCTGGATCAACAGCGCCATCTACGGCTTCGAGAACGCCCTGAACTACCTGCACACCGTGCTGAAAGAATTCAAAATCTCGCCGATCAATCTGATCCTGGTGACCGAGGGCAAGCAGAGCAAGTCGCGCCGCCAGCTGATCAGCCTCAAGTACAAGGCCTCGTCCGACAAGGCTGAGGAAGAGTACGTCGAGTTCCACAAGGCGCGCGACCTGCTGGTGCGCTTCGTGCTGGACCTTGGCGGCCAGGTGCTGACGCAGCCGTTTGCTGAGGGCGACGACACCTTGGGCTGGCTGGCCGAAAACACGGAAGTCGATCTGGCGATCGCCACCTACGACAACGATATCTCGGTGCTCAACGGCGTCAACGAGTATGGCGCCAGCGTGCAGGTCTGGAATGATGGTGTCATCGGCGGCAACAAGTATGGCACCTTTCCGCACAAGCTGATCACGTTGTACAAGGGGTTGGTGGGCGACCCGAGCGATAAGATTCCCGGCGCCTACAAGTTTGGTGAGGCTGCCTTCCTGGAGGTGGCGAACGCCTACGGCATCGATGGTCTGTGGGAGCTGGACTCGATGTGCCGCGCGCAGGACCTGTCGCCCCTGGCCGCCCTGGCCGAAGATCCGAAAAACAAGAAGCTCAAGCTGATCTATGAGCAGGCACCCAACGTGATCGACTCGTACAACATGGCGCGCATCCGTCCGGACTGGGTCGACACGCTGGACGATCCGTTGGAGTGGCAGGCCGGCATGGTGCGCCCGCTGCGCGCCGACGACGACCCGCGCTTCAAGCACTGGTATGGCCGTCAGCGACTGGTGACCGGCGACATTTTCGACCAGGTGGTCGAGTGGGCCAAGCCGCTGATCCTCAAGTCGCCTGAAGTGGCGCTGGATATCGAGACCTCGTCCTGCGACGAGTCCGATGACTGGCTGGCCGCGCAGTCGAAATCGGGCGACGCTGACGAAGGTGGCATCGACGTGCTGGCGCACCGCCTGACCGGCTTGTCCATCACGTTCGGCGACAACAACCAGCAGAGCCTGTACTTCAGCGTTGACCACGCCCGCACGCGCAACTGCGACAGTGAGAAGCTGCGCCAATTCATCGCGTGGATCACGGCGCAAGGCAAGGATCTGATCATCCACAACATGAACTTCGAGCTGGTGGTGCTGTTCCAGGAATGGGGTCAGCGCCAGCTGGACAACGACTTCCACGGCTTCTTGCCGAACGTGCTGGACACGCAGCTCTCCTGCGCCTACGTCGACGAGAACAGCCCGCGCGGCCTGAAGTTCCGCAGCGAGACGGTGCTCAAGTACCAACAGCAGACCTACAAGGAGACGACCGAGCTGTCGGGCTTTGAAGGCACGCTGCCACCGGGTGGGCGCGAGATCATGGTGACCGAGCCGACTTACCTGACCGAGCATGTCGGCACCGGAAAGTTCGAGCCGATCTTCGACGAAGTAACAGGCGAAATCATCGGCGCCGGGCCTGAGATCACCAAAGAGGTCTTCGTACTGGACGAGGCCGGCGAGAAGATCGTCAAGACGCCGCCGGTGCACACGCGCCGCTACCGCATGAACGAGCTGACCGGCAAGCACGTCACGTCCTACGGCTGCGACGACACCATCTGCACGATGGCCCTGCACAACTACAACCGCCTGCGCTGCGAGCTGGAGCACCAGTGGCAGGTGTACAAGGACGTGGAGATCGCGGCCGGCTACCTGCACGCCAAGAACTTCCTGGACGGGATCAAGGTGTCCCTGGGAAAGCTGCGGGAGCTGTCGAAAGAGGATGACGCAATCCACGACAGCTCCTGGGCCACCTTGCGCCAGTATTTGATCGACAGCGGCTGGGACGGCACCAACCCTCCGGTGTACCGGGCGCCGCTGGAGCCGGCGGACATCAAGGAAGCGTACCAGATCGTGACCGGCCGCAAGCTCATCACGCAGGTGCGCACGCCGTCGAAGTTCATTCCGCTGCTGGAAGACGACGGCTGCCCAGACCCGCGCTTCATGAGCCACCTGAAGCTGGCAATCGAAGGCGGCGACGCCGAGGTGGCCGCCTTCACGCGCTACGTGCAGTCACACTTCAAAGGCGAGCCGAGCTTCAACAACGGCTCGTTCGTGCAGAAACAGCGGCTGTTCTACGAAGTGATGGGCCTGCCGATTCGCGTGCGCAACGCGCCGACCGAAGAGATGCGTAAAAAGGGCATCCGCGACGGCGGCCCGAAGACCGACTCGCTGGCGATCGCCTACGGCTTGCAGGACTGCGCGCCGGAGCTTAAGCCAGTGCTGAAGGCGATCCTGCTGATGGGCATGGTGGAAACGCGGCGCAAGCTGTTCTACAAGCCGTACCCATACTTCGTGCACTGGAAGACCGGCAAGATTCACCCGTCACACCGCCAGTCGTCCACCAACACGCGGCGCGCGTCGGTGAGCAAGCCGAACTTCCAGCAGATGAGCAAGCACCCTAAGGTGCCCGGTTACGACCCTCGCATCCGCGAGGTCGTGGTGCCGCACCGCGCCGACGCTGTCGTGGTGTCGATCGACTTCAAGGCGCAGGAGCTGCGCATCATCGCCGAGTGGTCGCAGGACCCGGTCATGCTGTCGATGTACATCGGCGACGACAAGAAGGACCAGCACCACTTGACCGCCCTTGCAATCGCGCAGAAGAAGCAGCCCGACTACGGCTGGAGTTACGAGAAGCTTGCGAATGTCCTTGAACACAAGTCGCACGTCGACTATGCTTGGACTAAGGAAACTCGCAATCTTGCCAAAAAGCTAAATTTCACCGCTGAATATTTGGCAAGAGCACCGAAAGTCGCAATAACCTTAATGATTACCAAGGAAGAGGCCCAAGAATATTTGGACGCTCGGGAGGGTCTTTATGTTGTTGCCTCGGCCTGGAAGACGCAGGTGATCAAGGAAGCCAAGATCACTGGCAAGGTTCGTTCGCTGCTGGGCTCGGTGCGCCACCTTGGCCCGGCCTTCACCTCGCCCGACAAGTTCCGCGTGGCTAAGGCCGAGCGCCAGGCCGTGAACTTCAAGGTTCAAGGCTCGGCCGGTGAGCAGACCAAGCTGGCCGAGGGTCGGATGTGGAAGGACAATCTGTTCTTCGACTTCGACGCCGTGTGTTACGGCCCGGTGCACGACGAGGTGGTTTCCTCGACGCGCATCCCGGACCTGTACGAGTTCATCCCTCGCATGCACGCCGCCATTGTGGCGAACTACGCCAACATGGGCGTGCCGATCGAGGGCTCGATCAGCTTTGGGTTGTCATTTGGCCATCAAATTGAAATAGGTGAGCAGCCGACCGTCGAAGCCATCAACCACGGCTTATCGTTCCTGTGGGACGAAGAGTTTTACCGCAAGAGTTCGTATGTGTACCCGAAGTTAGCTATAATGTGAGGTAACTACCTTCGGAGGCTTTATGCGTAATTTAGAAATCCCGGTCGGGGCGGTATTCGGGAGATTGACGGTAATCGGCCCTGCGATCTCCACTGCACATCACAGGCGCATACCAGTAGTGTGCGCCTGTGGCGAATTGCTGGCGCCAGCAGCGACAGGGCTCAGAAGAGGCAACAATCGGTCGTGCGGATGCTTGAAGTTAGAGAAATCCATAGCCAGAATTTTGCTGGCCAGGAAGCCTAAAAAGTACCCTGCAGGCTCTGAAAGGAGTGTCGGAGTGTGGAAGCAAATGCTGGACAGGTGCAGCAACCCGCAGAATAAATTTTGGCACCGCTATGGAGGTCGCGGCATTGCAGTAAGCGAAAGTTGGCTGAACTTTGACAGCTTCTACGCGGACATGGGGACAGCACCAAAAGGCTATCATCTCGACCGAATTGACAACGACGGCCCGTACTGCAAAGAGAACTGTAAGTGGGTGACCGTAGCTGACTCCCTCAAAAACCGGAGCCTCACACTCTGGGTAACCTACCAAGGAGAAAAGCTTTCTTTGAAAGAGCTGTCAGTGCGACTGGGTATTCCTTATGACCCGATCTACCGACGATACGCGAGTATGCGAGGCAATATAGACATGGAAAAATTAACAAAGCCACTGGCGAAAAGGAGAAAGAAAGATGCCCAAGTTGCAACTGACAAGTGCGATTAAAGACTCGTGGAGCCCTGAAAAGCTCGAATTCCCCTGCATGTCGTTCAGGAAAATCGATGGCGTGCGCGCCGGCCACCTGCACGGCTTCCTGCACGGCCGCAGCCTTGACCCCTTCAAGAACACGGCGCTGAACGCCAAATTCGCCGACAAGATCTACACCGGCTTCGACGGCGAGCTGACCATCGGCGGCGCGCTGACCGACAAGGCGCTGAAGGCGATGATCGCCGGCGGCCGCATCGTCACCGACGAGCCTGACAGTTCCTTGTGCAGCTTGACCACCGGCTTGACCAATCGCTCGAAGTTGAAGCCCGGCGAGCTGGCGCTGCCGGACAACGCCGTGTGGAACCTGTTCGACTACTTGCACGACGACGTGATCGATCTCGAATACCTGCAGCGCTACGAAGCGCTGGAGCGCTACCTCGACAAGCATGCGCCGCCGCACGTGCGTCTGCTGCCGTTCAAGTGGATTCGCACACCAGAAGAAGCAGCGGCCTGGGTCGAAGAGTGCCTTGAGCTGACGTTCGAAGGCGCCATCTTCCGCAATCCTCGGGCAAAGCACAAGTCGGGCCGCGCCACGGCGAAGCTGGGTGACTTCTGGCGCTACAAGCCCAAGTCGGACAAGGACGGCGTGATCGTCGGCTACGAGGCGGCCTTGGCCAACAACAACGAAGCCACCATCAACAGCCGCGGCCATACCGAGCGCTCGTCGCACAAGGAGAACAAGGTGGCCAAGGACGAGATCGGAAAATTTTCAGTGTACGACCTGGAGTCTGACCGGGTCATCCTTGTCGGGCCGGGCACCATGTCGCTCCAGGATCGTCGAAATTACTGGGCAGATCCGGCAGCATTACTGGGGCACCCGATGAAATATAACAGCCTGGATACGGGAGTCAAAGATAAGCCGCGGCAGGCGTTTTTCCATAGTCTGCGTAGCTGGGAAGACATGGATAAGCTGTCTGAGTATCAGAAAACCCGAGTAGCTGAGATGATAAAGGCATTTATTGACTCCAGCGTCTGATTACACTAGAGTGTAATTTTCATTGGAGGGACATATGCCGACAAAGCTAAACTTGCTGGGTCAGCGATTCGGTCGTTTGGTAGTCCTGCGCCAGACTGCGGATCGAGGTAAAGGTACTGTGTGGGAGTGCCAGTGCGATTGCGGCCTGACGCTGACCGTTAAGGCTGGCCCTCTGCGCACCGGGCACACGAAATCTTGCGGTTGTTTGGTTCGAGAAAGGGTCCGTACGCTGCACACATTTCATAAAAACGTGGTAATCCACGGCGGCGCGCGGAAGGGAAATGATGGTAGCTATAGGATCTGGCGGCTGATGTTTTTACGCTGCGAAAATCCTGATAACATCTCCTACCCCCTGTATGGTGCCCGAGGCATCTCTGTCTGTGAGCGGTGGAGGAGTTTTCCCGCGTTTAGGGAGGACATGGGGCCACGACCTCCAGGGCTTACCCTGGAGCGTGTGGACAATGAAGGCGACTACACACCTGAAAATTGTGTGTGGGCCACGCTGTCACAGCAAGCTAGGAATAAGCGCAATACTGTGCTTATGACTTATTTGGGGCGCACGCAAAGTTTGCGAGACTGGGCGGATGAGTTGGAGGTTTCGTTTAATAGCCTTTACTACAATTTCCGGAAACGGGGGGCTTCCCCAGAAGCAGCGGTGGCGAAGGCCGTAGCGTACGCCGAAACGAGAGCTACGAAATGAATGATGCACTGAAGAGAACGCCTGAAGAGATCTGCCGCAGCAAGAAGGTGTACCGATCGAAGTCTGTCGCGCGCGAGTTTGGGCGCGCAGCGCTGCAGTACCGGGATACGCCGCTCTGGGTGTACCAATGTGCCGTCTGTAATCGGTGGCACCTAACCTCACAGCCGCAGCCTGCACCCAGCTCGGCTGTGACCTACGAAAGGAAGAAGTGATGCACATCGAAAAGCCCATACCCGAGCCGGAAGTGGTCGTCCTGACGGTGTCGGAAATTCAGGAAGCCGTGCGCGACTTGGTCCGGATACAAACCGGCCGAGAGATCGCTTATATGGCGGCCTGCGATATCCAGCCCTACCAAACAATCGGTGTTCGGCAGGTCAACTACACCGGCGCCGTGCGCTTTGCACTCAAACCTAAAGCTGAAGGAGCAGTAAATGAATGACCCTATCAAAGTTCTCGATCACGGCCACGTCCGCCTCGTCGAAAGCATGGGCAGCGACCTGTCCATCGTGCGCAATGCTCGCGTGTCGTATGACGCCGACTGGCGCACCGGGGAAGACGAGGGCAAGGATGCCAAGCTGCTCGAATACTTGGTGAAGAACCGCCACACCTCACCGTTCGAATCGTGCGTCTTCACTTTCGACGTCAAGGCGCCGATCTTCGTATTCCGCCAGTGGCATCGCCACCGCACCTGGAGCTTCAACGAGATCAGCGCGCGCTACGCCGAGCTGCCGGAAGAATACTACGTGCCAGCGGTCGACAAGATCACGACGCAGTCGACGTCGAATAAGCAGATGCGCACCGACGAGCAGCTGGAAGATGCAGTCCGCGTGGCGGAGATGATTGACCGCGTCAATCACGAAGCCTTCCGAACCTACAAATACATGCTGGACATCGGCGCGCCACGCGAGCTGGCCCGCAGCGTGCTGCCAGTTGGCACCTACAGTCACATGTTCGCCACGGTTGACTTGCACAACCTGATGCACTTCCTGAAGCTGCGCCTGCACTCGCACTCCCAGTACGAAATCCGCGTCTACGCTGAAGCGATGCTGCAGCTGATCGAGCCGATCGTCCCGGTGTCGGTGGCAGCCTTCCGGCGCCACGTGCTGGAGGCGTGAATGCCCAAGGTCTGTCCTGAAGCCACGGCCGGCGGCCGGTGCCGTCACCCTAAGTCCGACCGCACGCTGTGCGTGCTGTTGGACTCGCGCGCGGTCGACTGTAAGTTGCGGCGCGCGATGGAGCGCGTCGAGCCCCTCGTCTACGCGCCGCGTGCGCCGAAGGTGCATGCCACCGTCGGCCTGAAGGGGCGGCCTGAATTCGTCGGGCCACCAAAGCCTGTGCAGGCATTGCGCAACGAGCGCCGGCGACTTGAGCGCGCGGCGCGGAAGGCACAGGCAGAATCTGCTCAGCCGGCGGCGCCGCAGAGTCTGGCCACACCATTCGACGTACTTTTGAAAGGAACAAAATCATGAGCGGAGCAGCTAACAGAGGTCGCTATGCTGAAAATAAGGTGCGCGAACACCTCAAAGCCATCGAAGCGCGATGGTCCAATTTCACCTTCAATCGCAACCAAGATGCACATGCCGCCCGCGGCGCTTTCGTGGCAGTGCCAGGAGACTTCCAGGCGTTCAAGGGGTGGTCCGACGATGCTGGACAGCCGAGGCATGAATCGTATATATTAGAGGTGAAGGAAGTTGCTCATGCCTCACGGCTGCCGTATAAAAATTACAGCGCGGACAAAGTTGCACGAATTCGTGTCCGTGAATTGTGTAATTGCCGGTGTCTGGTGCTGGTCTGCCACCGAGCTGGTGGGAAAATATTTTGGCGTGCGGTACCTCAAAATTTCTTCTACACCCGCAACGAACAAACCCCTTCAGGAAGCTGGGACCTCAGCGAATTTCCTATAGTTGATTTTCGAGTGGCAATAAATAATCTAGTCGGGCTGGAGCTGGACAATGGTGAGAAGAAACTTTAAAGATCCATCAGAATACATAGGTCAGGCGTTCCACCGTCTGATCATAATTGGTCACGGCAAAAAAGACCGCCGAGGGCAGCAGCTATGGGCCTGCCGATGCGCCTGCGGGAAAGAGCTGGACGTGCCTTACCACCGCCTTCGGTAGGGGCAAACAAAATCTTGCGGATGTTTCCAGAGGGACGAGGCTCGACGCCGGGCCAAAGAAAGCGCGGAGCATGGGCTCTGTGTCAACTCTACCTCGGAGGTGAAGCGCACCTGGCTGACGTGGTCAGCGATGTTACAACGCTGCAACGATCCGAAGAATTCGGCGTGGCCAGACTATGGCGGCCGAGGCATCACCGTATGTGAGAAGTGGCACAAATTCTCAGGCTTCTTGGAAGACATGGGTTTTCGTCCGGAAAAGTTGACGCTGGATAGGTTAGACAACAGCCAAGGGTATTGTCTATCAAACTGCGCCTGGGTGCCTCGGCCATATCAGAGTATCAACACGCGCAAGACCATCCGCCTAGAGTATTCCGAGCAGGAGTGGTGCTTAAAAAGACTTTCACAATTTCTGCAGGTGCCGTACATGAAAGCTTACCACGCGTATCGAAAGGGCAATCTAGACGCTGTGTTTGGATTGCCTCCCGGCAGCATTACCATAAAGGAAAAGAAATGACCCTAGCTATTTTTAACGATGTGCACGCAGGGGCCAATCGCACCGGCGGCACCACGCCACAAACCGCATGGCAGATCCGCCAGGATCTGCTGCAGCAATTCGAAGAAGCCCTGTACCAGGTCGACGGCGACTTGATGATCCTGGGTGATCTGTTCGACGGCCCGGACATTCCGAAGCCGGACTTCCTGCGCACCTTCCTCGTACTGCAGGACTGGCTCAATCGTACCTCTGGGCAACTTTACTTACTCCCAGGCAACCATGACCTCTCCAAGTCCAGCACCACGATGTCGGCCTTCCAGCTGCTCGGCGCGCTGCTGGGCGCTGCCGGCGGCGAGCGGGTGAAGTACATGGCCGAGCCGGGCGCCACGCCGTACGGCTATGTGATTCCCCACTTGGCCAACCAAGACCTCTTCAACGCCGCGCTGGCCCAAGTCCCGAAGAGCCCGCTGCTCTTCGTGCACTGCAACTACGACAACAAGTTCGCCGTCGAGAGCGACCACAGCTTGAACCTGAGCCGCGAGCAGGCAGAAAAGCTGCCGGTCGAGCACATCGTCTTCGCCCACGAGCACATCGGCCGCGAAGAGCTGGGCGACAAGGTGGTGATCATCGGTAACAATTGGCCTAGCAGCGTGAGCGACTGCCTGGGCAACGCCACCAAGCGCCGTCTGGTGGTCGACATCGACGCCGCCGGCGAGCCTCAGCTCTCCTTCGTCGAGACCTGGCGCGCCGAGGGCGACTACAGCGAGCAGGACTGGCGCGAGCTGGAAGACAAGGGTCGCTTCATTCGCGCGGTTGGCAGCGCCACGGCGGCCGAAGCCGACCTGCTGGTGAAGACCTTGAGCCGCTTCCGGCGCGACGCCAAAGCGTTGGTGATCACCAACGCCGTGAAGCTGGAGGGCGTGGCCGACGCCGCGCAGCTGCAGCTCTCGCACGAAGAGGTCACCAACTTCAACGTGCGCGAGGCGCTGCGTGAGCTGCTGGAGCCGGCCGAGAACGAAAAAATTGACCGCTTACTGGAGAAACACTCATGCTGACCTTGCACTGCGGCCGCGCAGAAGATCTATTCAAGCTGGTGCCGGACCATAGCGTGCATGCCGTGATCTGCGACCCTCCCTACGGAGTCACCCGAAATAAGTGGGATGCTATCATTCCCCTCGACTTGATGTGGCAGGAACTGGACCGAATACTCACTCCAAACGGAGCAGCCATCTTTACAGCCAGCCAGCCCTTCACCAGTCAGTTGGTGGTATCGAACCTAAGCGGTTTCCGCCACGAGTGGATCTGGCGCAAGAATAAAGCAAGTGGGCATCTAAACGCCAAGCGGGCGCCGATGAAAGCCCACGAGTCGATCTTGGTGTTCGCCGCGAACGGGCTGACCTACACCCCGCAGATGGAGCTTGGGCACGCGCCGATGAACGCTTACTACACGAGCCACTCGGGGCAAAACTACGGCGGCGCCAAGGTGATGGCTGGTGGTGGCTCTACGCAGCGCTACCCGAAATCCGTGCTGGACTTCGCGGTGGTCAACAACAGCGATCCGGAGAAGTTCCACCCCACGCAGAAACCGGTCAGCATGTTGGAATACCTCGTGCGCACGTACACTTTGGAGGGCCATACTGTACTCGATTTCGCTATGGGAAGCGGCAGTACAGGCGAAGCCTGCCTCAACACTGGCAGAGAATTTATCGGCTTCGAGCTGGAAGAGGATATGTTCCAACTTGCCAAACAACGACTGGAGAAACACTCATGCTGAAAAAAGTCCGCCTGCAAAACTTCGGCCGGCACGCTGACCTGACCGTCAACTTCACTGAAGGCGTCAACGCCATCCGTGGCTCCAATGAAGCAGGCAAGTCCACGGTGCTTCAGGCTATCGGCTACGCCCTGTTCGGCGCCAGCGCGCTGTCGCGGCCGATCGACCGCGTCGTCACCTACGGCGTGCCGGTCTCCAAGCTCCGCGTCGAGCTGGACTTCGAGTACCTGGGCATCGAATACAGCCTGTACCGGGCCAAGTCCGGCGCCGAGCTGACCTTCTTGGGCGAGCGCATCACCGGCCAGACCGAGGTCACCAAGTACGTCGAGAAGCTGTTCAAGGCCGACGCCAAGATGGCCGGCCAGCTGATGATCGCCGCCCAGAAGAAGCTGGCCGGCGAGATGACCACGGGCAGCGTCGGCGCGGCGCGCCTGATCGAGGCCTTGGCCGACTTCGATCTGCTGGACGTGATCAAGGACTTGATCCAGGAGCACCTGCCGAGCGGGAATACAGCCAGCTTGGAGGGGCGCATTGCCACGCTAACAGCACAGGCCGAGCCAACTGCCTTGGAGGACGTGGCGCCGCTGCAGGAAGCTTTCCAAGCGGCTGCCGCAGCGCATGCGAAGGCAGCCGAGGCCGTGCAAGATGTGCGCTCGCAGCTGACTGACCTGCGTGCCAAAGATCCAGCCAAGGTACTGGCCGAGCTGAAGGCGGCGCGCGCGGCCGAAAGCAATTTGCGTGCCAAGGTCGAGGACCTGAAGGCCCGCGCCGCCGTGCCGACACCGGCGGCACCGTCCGACGCCGAGATGGATAAGCTGATCGCCGCGCACGAGGCGTCGAAGCGTGTGACGACGGCGCTGGTGCTGCACACCGAGCTGCAGGCGGCCGACACCACGATGCTGTGGGACGAGCCGCGCGCGGCGCTGGACGCCGAAGTGCTGGCGGCTCGTGCGCGCTTGGAGGCGCTGTCCGCTCGTGAGGCCGAGCAGGCTTGGACCAACCGGAACATCGCAGGCAGCAACCATATCCGCGATCTGCAGGAAGCGATCAAACTGGCCAAGATGAAGATCATCCAGGACAACACCTGCGCGTTCTGCCAGAAAGACCTGACCGACGTGCCCGAGGTGGTGAAGATCAATACCGACGCTGCGCGTGAGATCCAGCTGCTCGAAGAGCAGCTAGCCGCGTTCAAAGCCACGCTGACCCTTGAGCTGGACGCTCTGCAGAAAAAGCTAGCGGAGGTCAATTCTAAGATCCTCGAACAGCTGGAAGAGTGCAAGGCACTGGACAACGTGGTCAAGGTAGCCGACCGCCTGGCACCGCTCTACGCCAAGGCAGCCGAATACATCGAGCTGGATGAGAGCGTGGTGCCTGCGCAGTGGAAGTGGATCGGTCCGACGTCCGGCAACACCGACGCCGCCGAGAAGCGTTTCGCCGCCGAGAAGGCGCGCCGTGAGGCGGAAGCGCACCGCGGCGCTGTGGCCGAGGCCCAGCGCCAACTGACCGCCGTGCAGGGCGAGCTGGCCGAGGTCGCCACGCAGGTGGCCGCCCTGGCCGAGAAGGAAGACGAAGCTGAGATGCAAATGTCTCTGCTGGCCGACTTGGCTGACAAAGAGGATACGTTAAGGCTCCTGCATACCACTGCCAACGTGGCAATGGTCGAGGCTCAGCGAGCGCTCCAGCGTGCCGAAGTGAGCAACGCCGCCGTCGTGAAGGCGATGGGGCTGGCCAAGGAGCAGCTCGCCGCCGCCCACACCGAGCTGGCCGAGACCCAGGCCAACAACCTGCTGGTGAAGAAAGTCGCGGCCGCGCGCCCGACGATTACCGATAAGCTGTGGAATATGGTGCTCGGCGCCGCGTCGACCTACCTGTCGGCCATGCGCGGCGAGGTGTCGGCCATCACGCGCGCCGACGGCGAGTTCCTCGTCAATGGTCGGCCGGCCAGCGACCTGTCCGGCTCCGGCGAGGATTGCTTTGGCCTGGCTTTGCGTGTAGCCTTGACCCGGACTTTCATTCCGACGGCGCCGTTCCTGATCTTGGACGAGCCTGCGGCGGCGTGCAGCGCGGAGCGTGAGGTGGCGATGCTGGGCCAGATCGCCGCGCTGGGCTTCGATCAGACCATCGTGATCACCCACTCGGACCTGTGCGAAAGCTTCGCCAACAACCTGATCATCATTGAATAAGGAGTAACATCATGTACGTCAATCTGGAGTCGCTGGTCAATAAATTCGCCCTGGACGAAATGGCCGTGCGGCGCGCCATGTCCAAGGGTCAGCTGATCCGCGGGGAGCATTTCTCGTCGGAGAACGGCACGACGACCGTTTTCGATGAAAGCAAGGCTGTTGAGCGTCTGAAGGAGCTCAACATCCTGAAAGCGCCAGACCGTCTGGCGTGACCGTTGCGGCTCCGGTTGAGCCGTATTTTCTATGGAGTATTACCATGAGCTATTCGTTCCGCGTCCAAGGTGCCGACAAACGCGCCGCCGCTGCCTTGGCGGAGGAGAAATTCGATGAAGTGATCGCCAACCAAGCAGTGCACGCGCGAGACAAGGACGCTGTCATGTCCAACATCGACGCCGTGCTGGCCCTGCTGGCCGACGACGACACCAAGGACGTTGCGATCAACGTCAATGGCTACGTCAGTTGGCTGAATCCGCCTGATCAGGAGCCTGTGTTCAGCTCCGTCTCCGTGTGCGCCTCGGCCGGACACATCGAACGGATGGTGAAGTAATAACAGCCTGCCCTCAGCGGCAGGCTGCTTCTATTGTGCGGTAGTGGGCAAGGAGGTCGTTGAAAGCTTGCACGTCTCCTGCACTGTCTCCGGCGATGCGGAGAATAGCTGCAGCAACCTCTGGCATGATGTCGGCTGTTTTGGCTGGCTCAGCGTGATGGGCAGTTGCGGCAGTGTCACCTTCGGCTGATCCAGCAACCTCACTGGCTGGATATCGGACTTCGACGCGCAGGCGCTCAACGCCAGACAGCACAGCAGCAGTGTGTTTTTCCAAGGTAAGCTCATGATCTTTCTCCCATTTCGCGGACTGCGCCGCCAGTTTCGCATCCTCTTCGGCCAGGGCCTTCTGCCTGGCCAATGCCGCCTCCAGCTTCTTCGTGTAGGCCGCCTCGGCCGCCGCGCTGATGGCCTTTTCCTTCGCCGCCCACTCCGCCGTCACCTCGGTGCGCACGCGTGCTTCGATCTTCCCCTCCCACCAGAAATACCCACCGACCAGCGCGGCCAGTGCGAGCAAGCTCAGCAGCGGTCGGCGCCAACGTACAAACAGTTCCAGAGCAGCGAGCATCACAGCACCTGTAAGGCAAGGTTGCGGATAGCGAGGCGCTTGGCGTAGCCAAGGCTGTCACCTACCTTTTCAGTCTTCCTGCCGAGGTTGACCAGATCGCACTGCTTGTCGAAGTCGGCCACGGCCGCGCTGATGTTGCGCGCCTTCCAGAAGTCACCGGCGCTCCAGATCGCTCCGCCTGGCGTACGGATCCAGTCCGCAAACTGCTCGACCGGCATGCCGCGTCGGCGCGCGCCAGCTTCATAGTTCGCCTTGAACGTCAGCTGGATACCGCCGCCGCCGCGATACTTATAGCCCTCGGCCGGGCCATTACCGTACCGGCCGCCGTAAATGGTATTGCCGATGGCGACCGGATTGCCGGCCAGCGCAGCGGCACTAGCCGGCGTGAAGCGCGTCGGGAATACCTCCAGCAGCCGCTGCGCAGAGTAGTTCAGGTTCTCGCTCAGCTGGGTCAACTCCGCTGTCTCGGCGCCGACGTTGCCCAAGAAGGCTGCCTGATCCGCCTTGCTCGTGATGCCGAACTCGGCAAAGCAGGCGTTGAGCAGGGGTGTAAAAATAGCCGCGTCGCAACGCGGCATGATCTTTTTGAGCTGCTCCGGGGTCATTTTGCTTCCTCGTCAGGTTTCTCTGGCAGGACGTTCGGCTGCGCGATGACGCGGCCCAAGATGCCGGCAACAAAAGTTGCCAAGGCGGCATACTGCACCCATTCTGGGGGGATCGCTGATTTGAACTCTTGCGGCAGCGCCAAGTAGCCGGCGGTTACCGAAGCGCCGACGGCGCTTAGCTGAACGGACAGCAACTTCCACGAGAGGTGCCAGTTATCAATTAGTTTCATGATTGGGTCCGGTCCCGCACGATGGCGATAAGTTGCTGCATATTCTGCGACAAGTTGGCATTGGCGGCGAGCATTTCTTTTCTCAGCTCGGAAACACTTACCTGAACTTGGCTGATCTGTCCCTGCAGGGCGTCGATCTCGCGATCCTGTCGACGATGGATCTCAGCCAGCTGCTCGCGGAATTGGGCGCGCAGCTCACGGATCTCTTCTCGATGCAGCTCCTTGACCTCAGCCAGAGCTTCTGTAGAGGCCTTTTTCTCCAAGGCCAGCTCATACCTCTTGGACTCCTGGCGCAGCAGGCCCCAGATCACTAACAGGAGAGCCCCGGCCACAGAGAGTGCATAGACCAGCATTTGACTTTCAGACATGACCGGCCTCTTTCATAAAGCGGCGCATGGTACGCCTTTGTTGTATTTTCGTGACACTATCGGACAGCACGATGCAGACTAACAACTGAGCTGTCTCGAACATAGGCTGGGTGATTTTGTAGACGCCGAGACCTTCGGAAGGGCCAAAGATGGCACCGAAAATATGCCCGGCAGACAGGAATGCGGACAGCACAGCTACCCAGCAGCTGGCGCGCACTTGGAGGGCAATTGCCAGAACCATGAGCACTAGCTCGATTACCAGCCACTCTACATACCAAATCCAAGTGGGCCAGACCCATGGGAGTTCGGTCAGCAGAACGGCAGCGACGCTGCCGGACAAGAGCATACCGCGCCCGCAGGCGCGATTGAGCCACAGGGCTGCGCAGAGCAGCACCACATAGGCAATGTGCAGCCCTGTGTAAAACATGGCTTACTGCGACGGCGGTTTTGGTGGGGTTGGTGGCGGCTCGTTACCGTTACCGCCCAGGCAGATAAATGGGTTCATTTTGCTCTCCAGAAATTGACTATCTGGAGAGCAATTCTACTAGGAAACGAACTCAGCAGCAAATTTTATGCCAGGTGCAGGCACTGAATCGTCAGGGTTGCGGATGGGTTAGGGCCGGCGGCGGCCCAAACCGTATCTTGGTAGTTCGCACTGACATTCAACGCGCGGCTGTTGGCTGCCGTGTTGATCAGTCGTACAGGGATCGACGTCGGCTCGGCCCAGCCATAGTTGCTGTACTGCAAGGAGGGCTTGGCGCCGTCAAGTACGGTCAATGCCCGTGCTGTGCTGCGCAACAGATTACGCGGCTTCGTGGCCTTGATGTCCGAGTTGTCCAGCGGCGTAGCCGTCTGAGCGTATGTAGCTGCTCCTGGCATCCTCCAGTCATCCGGGTAGGTGCCAAATCCATAAGACGGAGCAACCATGGTCACTTCCGTTGCCGTAGCAAGTTGCCAGCGTCCATCGTTGACATATACGGCAGTTGCAGCCGCATCGGTGTAGACCAGGGCGCTGGCGTTACCTGTCGGGATGCCGCTGAGGAAGCCGACCGACCAGAATTCGGTGACCGGCCGCGAGGATACCGTGCCCGTTACGGCGATGTAGAAGGGTGAGCCGGCGAGGTCGGCATTGCCGCCCCCGTAAGCTGCCGTAAGCGAAGTGACCGTACCTTGGAACACCACCGAAGTAGAGAATGCCGCGGCGGGTGCGGCACTTACTGTCAGGGCGGCCACACGCACCGTCGTATTGACGAGCATCACTGCCCACAGCGCATTACTGCTGTCGTAGCGCACTGCCAGATAGGTAACAGCCGTGGTCGTTGCGGTCGCTACGGTTCCCAGCGTCAGCGCGCCGCCCGCTCCAACGGTATAAGGGCGAGCGGCGATCTGCGTTGCACTGGCCGCCAGCAATAGAGTAACCACATTGTCGCTGGTGCGTGGGAGCTGCGTAACGACAGACGAAACGATAGTGTTGGTCACTGCCGTCCCGGCGACAAGGGTGGCGCCGGAGATTTCCAGCCCATACGAAACGCAGCTGGTAGCCGAGGTCAGGCCGGTAATCATAAAACGCCCCGATCCCAGGCCGGCCGGAACCATGTCCTGGATCTTCGTCCAAGCGGTGCCGAGCGTAATGGAGAGCGGAGTGCCTAGTGTGATGGTACTCGCCGCGATGGTCAGGCGCACCACTTGCAGCGCCGTGCCATTGACCGAGGCCACGATCACATCGTTCGATCCGTCATTCACCATGCAGGCGTAGACGCTGCCGTCGTCGCCGGCGGCGACTAGACCAGTGCGAATTTGTGCCGGCGACTGCAATGTCGCCGGGAAATTAGCCGGGTCGTACAGTACTGCATGCAGGCTGGCTCCGTGCACAAGCACCAGTTGCGTGGAACCGGTCAGCAGCAGTGATTTGGTGTACAGGCCGCCGGTCCCGGCCACAGCCGAAGAGAATGTGACCTTATCCATCATGACCGTACCGTACGGGCGCGTTTCCCCTGAAATGTCCCACTCTGCCGTGCCGCCATTCAACTCGGCTTGGCGGTCCGGAGGCAGATAGCAATCGGTGCCGGAGAATGCGTTGATGGCCACGTCATAGCCATAGCCATACCCGCCAGGACCTGCTTGGTTACGCAGTGAAAAGACATTCGGCCCCTGTTGCTGAGTAGCTGCCGCGGTAACGGAGAAGGCCGCGCCGGCGCCTGCCGGCTTATTGACCTGATATCTATTGCTTGTGGTGCCCACCAGCATCACTGCGCTGGACGAGGTGACTTGGCCTGTGTCGGGTACGCCGGGCGCCGAGGCACTGATGGTCCAAGTGCTCGACGCGCCGGTGCCGCGTGCGCGAGTAACCGCCACGGTCGTGGAGCCGGTGCCAGAGTTGTAAGCCGTGATGGGGCCGTTCATCCAGCGCGTCGAGGGCGTAGTGGTGTCCGCGACGGTAACCCACATGCCAACCACCCAAGTCTTGCCGGTCTGGGAAGTGAATGTTTTGCTGGCCACCGATGGCGTCAGGCTAGTCGTAGACGTGCCGTTGGTATTCGGCGTGGCGATGGCCGAAGCAGCAGATGCCGCCGCATTGGCGGCAGCAGCATTTGCGGAGGCCAAAGTGGCATCCGCGTATGCCCGGTCTGCATTGGTCTCGACCATGATGTCCGATAGCATCGGCAACAGGCGAACGCGAAAACCGCCGTTCCCCATGCCGGTGACTGGATCGTCATCGTCGGTATAAGTATGGCCATTGGCGATAACAGTGGTGGTCATAGCAGTTCCTTAATTTCGTAAGCCTTGGAATTTGTGTTGTAGTAAGGATACTTGATAGGGCTCAACTGCCGCAAGCGGCCGAGGAATCGCCGCCGGTATTGGTGCGTGGTGTCCGCAGTGTCCTGCACCCACAGCACCTCTTGATCGATACCTGCTTGACGATCCATATCAAATGCGCGCGAGAGTGCCTCATCCACTCCCATGTAGTCCAAGGTGAACCTGGTCGACCGGAATGACAGCCGACGATCAAACGTCTCGGCGCCGCCGAGCGCTTCTTGTACATCGGTCGTCGTCTCCCAGCCCAGCTCCAAGTCGAAGCTAGGATTCTTGCTCGGCACCCAGCCGGGGCCGAAAAAGACCCGCCCAGCTTGAATGTAGCCGGCGGAATTATTCGTATCGTCCACCTCTAATTTCCAGTATCGCGAGTACTTGACACTAGGCAGAAGAATAATCAGGTTGCGGTAGCTGCCAGCCAAGTCCTCTTCAAGATACTTACCGGACCACCAACGATCGTCTTCCCATTCCAGCACTGGGTAGGGGTAGATGACTGGCCACACATCGACCCAACCGCTGTCATAATCCGTGGTGGTGAACGTCGAATCGTCGCTACCTCGCAAACGGTATTTCCCGGCCGTGGAGATGTTGTTGTTCACCAAGGCAAATACCTGGACCTGTCGCTGCCGCCCAAAATCAAGAGAAAATTGCGTGCTGGTTAAGGCAGCATTCGTACTGCGCGCGACCCTCCCGATGGTGCGTTGCTGCAGGTTGGTGACCGGCAAGGAAGAGCGCCACGATCCTCCAGAGAGGGTTGCGGTATCGATTCGGTTCGGGAAGCCGATCATGCAGCTCATATCATCCCCATAAGCTAAGCGTCACTTGATAAGATTTCAGCTGATAGGAAATACCGATCAGTCGAAATAGTTTACCAGAGGACATACCATAACGGTCGATTAACAGCTCGACCACGTCCATGAAGTTCATGGCCGCCGGCAGGAGGCTGATAGGGATCGTTACCTCAAAAATGTCTCGCCGGGGGTTGTAGAGCTGATACTGCCGGAACGCTTCCGCAGTGGCGTCAGCTTGCTGTGTGAACAAGCTCTCCACCTCCAGCTTCGTGGCCAGCTTATGCAGTTGCTTGGCTGTAGCATCTTGGTAGGCCGCTGTGCGGAAGTCCTGCGCAAGATAGGCCTTAAACGCCGCCTGCGCGCCGGCGGCACCCGCAATATCAGTCTGCACCGTCCAGACCTTGGCGTATTTGAGGCTGACCCACCAAACGGGGATATTGTTGTCATACGCCGACAGCCGCTGGATCGAATTCGCCACGTCGAAATCCTGCAGCGAAAGCACCGGCGTGCCTGCCGGGTTGGTGAGGCGCCCCATCCGAAGCAGGCCGGTGCCATCGAACCCAAACCATGCGCCTACCGAGGCGGCCACGGTATCCATAAGACTCAAGTACGTTGTGCTGGTATCCTGCACATAAACGCCGATCTCCCCCGGCGCAGCAAGGTCCAGCGCCGCCACGTCCGGCGCGGAGACGCTACCGGGATCTACTCCGGACGCCAGGGCGATCGAGCGCAGCACCTGTGCGACGGTACGGGACGTCGGCGTGCCTTGGACCACATCGGCCGTCACTGTGCCTGCAGGGCTGGAGCCCAGTTGGAACAGGCCCTCTGCCAAGCAGGTATTGTAGCTGCCTGCTGCCGGAGTCGACGCCAGCAAGAGTGCGTTATTGGCGAAATCTGCGCCGAGGGTGAGAATGACACCTCGGTCGTACACCAAAATCGACTGCACCGGACCATCATTAACTTGGTGCGTCAGTTTCGAGGTGTTGACTTGTATGGCGCTGATCTGAAAAACCGAACCCCAAACGCGCGGCTTGGCTTTGCCGGCGATGTCATTCACCGTGCCGTCGATACCGTTTGGCAGGGCGTTGGTGCCTCCGTAGAGATTTGGCTGCGCTGGGACCTCCAGCACATACTGTGCGTCTCGCAGGCGCAGGCTCAAGGTGCGCCAGTCGGCTGTGTCAATATTCTCCGCTGTGCCGTTAAACAGGGTCGTCCATGCGGCCGGGTACGGTGTGCCTGGGTCCCCGGACCGAATCACCACTTTCTGCCCGTCGAACCCGTAATCGAGCAAGTAGTCGAGCGCTCCGTCCGCATTTGACAAGGTGGTCTCGCCGATCTCCAACTTAACTCCGCCCCCGGTAGTCGTCTGCCCTGACGCATAGGCATGCAGACTGATGCTGCCGGGGTCAATCAGGCGTGGTTCAAACGCCACATCCGGCGGCGCGTCTGTCGGGGACGTAACAAACGCCCCGCTACTGAAATACAGCGTAGTTAGGGTGCCGTGAATATCTGTCGCGGCGGTCAGTTCAAGTACGATCATTGGTTGCCTCAGTTTTTAGAGTTGTTGCTGCGCGCGACGCGCTGAGCTCTGCGCTGCTCGTCCAAGTCCGCGGCCGCCAGCTCTTCTTCTCGTTCGGCGATTGCTGCGCGCTGTGCGTTAGCTGCTTGCGCTTCCCGTACGAGGCTTTCCAACAACTGCCGCGCGACAGGGTCATAGCTTGCTTGTGGGCCCCGGGCAAACATGCCAGCGGTTTGCGCGGCTGGGTAGACTTGCGCTGGGTGCGTAAAGTCGACCAGTTCTGGCCCCCGCTCGCCGACCAAACTGACACCGTAAGCCATGCCGCCTTTGGCGTGACTATGCTTGGAGAGGTACTCATCGGACTTGTAAAAGTCCGAAGCAATCGTATCTAGGCTAACCCCCTTGTTGTAGGCCTCTATCCAGTTGGCCAGGCCTGGCGCATCCGGCTCCCGCTCCAAAATATTCCTATAGAACGAAGTGATCGCCAACTCAATAGCGCTGTGACTTGCCTGGCTCGGGTCTCCGGACGGAGTCTTGATGTCTTTCGTGGAATTAAGCGTAGCAATAGCCTGGCCCAGGGCCTTAACAGCGTCCGCCACGGCTTGCAGTCCACTAGCCGTAGTGGACGTCTGCAGACCCAAAGCATCCAGTTGCGCCTTCGCAGTGGCCAGAATGTCTTTTTGCACACTGATCTGGCTGCGAGTCGAGGTCGCCAGCTTAGTGATGTCGTTTTGTACTCTTGTGGCATCCGCAGCGTAAGTCGGGTTGCTGGCGTTATACGCACGGCTGGCCTTAAGGTAATCCTGAGCCACCGAGCTTAAATTGCCTTGGGCAGTCTCGTCGCCGGCTATCGCCTTGGCCACGGTATCTTCATACGTCACCTTAGCCTTAGCCAGCTTTTGCTCTGGCGTAAGGGTGCTGAGGTCGCCTTGGTTCAGCGTCTGCTGCAGGTTGTCAAGGCTGTCAGCGAACTTAGTTAAAGCGTCCACAGCCGACTGCGACTTGGTCACCAAGTCTTGGTAGGCGTCCGTCACACCTTTTGACGCCTGTGCCACGTACAGCTCTTTGTTCAGTGCGGCGAGCGCCGGCGTCAGGCCTTGCAGCTGCAGGGTCTGAATTGCGATTTGTGCGGCAGCCTTGCCGGCCGAGTTCCCCAAGGCTTCACTGATCTGACTTTGCAGCTGCAGCTCAGAGAGCATATCCTGAGTGCGCTGCTGGTTGGCTTGCTGACTAGCTTGCGCCGCCCAAGTGGCTTTCGTCGCCTCGGCCAGCGCTGCGCTCATGTCTTTCAGGGCGAGCTGGTGCTGCTGCTCCAGCACAGCGGCGGCAGCTGCCTTGTCTCCGGTGATTTCGTAGAGTTGGGCCTGCTGCTCCAAAATCGCCTTCTGCTCGTCTAACGCTTCTTTCTTTGCAGCTTCGGCCTTTTGTGCGTCCCACACAGCTTGGGTAGCAGCCGCCAGCTCGACGCTCATGTTTTGGAGGGCAAGTTGATGTTGCTGCTCCAATACGGCCGCCGCGGCTGTCTTGTTCCCGGTGATTTCGTAGAGTTGCGCTTGCTGATCAAGGATAGATTTTTGGTCTTCCCGCGCAGCGGTGGCCTTCTGCGCACCCCACACAGCTTGGGTGGCAGCAGCCAATTCGGCGCTCATACCCTTCAAGGCGAGCTGGTGCTGCTGCTCCAGTACTGCGGCCGCTGCAGCTTTGTCTCCCGTCAGCTCATAGAGCTGGGCCTGCTGAGACAAGATGTTAGCAGTCTCTGCAGCCTTATCTACAGCCGGCGTAACTTGCGCAAATGCCGCCTGCAGGTCCATCAGAGAGTTGAAGGTGCTCACTTGGGCGGCATCCGTCAAATCCAGCCCACTGACCAGCGCTTTAAACTCCTCGCGGGTAGTCGGGACCTTTACGTTCAACTTCGCAAATTCGGCGTTCAGTGCGGCTATAACCGGCGCATTCTGCTCCTGCGTCGTCAGGTAATTCTGCGAGTAGCTGGTGAGCTTACTCGACAGGGCATCAATGCCGCCCGACATATTAATGAATTGCTCCCGCGCGGTGAGCGAGGCGATGCCGATGGCGCCAAAAGCTTGCACACCCGTCTTGCCCAGCAGCTGCGCAATGGTGTCAGTAGATTTATAGTCGCCTGCCAAGCGCTGCAGCGTAGCGCTGGCAGCCTCGCCAACTTTACTAAAGCTGGCGATGCTCGGCAGCAACTTGGTCGATAGCTCATCCCCCACCTGCGCAAAGAACGCTGTGATGGCGTCGGTATTTTTCGTCTGGTCCGAGCCCAAGGAGATGTCGAACGCCTTGGTGTAGTCCTTCAGTACATCCGTAGACAGGCCCAGCACTGCCGCATAGCCAGCCGCCGCGACTTTCACTTGCGTGAAGCCGGACACCAGCGAATTGCTGAAGTCGCTCGGCAGTGCGGCGGTATTGGTGTAGCGCTTGTCGCTGCGGAACCAGCCACCCTTTTCCAAGATGTTGGCATACGACTCGCCACCGGCGATGCCGGTATCCGAGATCGTGCCGCGTACACCTTGGCTCGTCACTACCGGGTCGGCGCGACCGAACAACTTGGTGTTAATGGCCGCGCCGGACAGAATATTGGCCAAGGTGCTGCCTACGCCCAGCTTGCTCAGCGAGCTGTAGACAAGATTCGTGGGCGCGGAGATCGCCTTGAAAATCGGATTGGTAATGGTGCCGTTGTTCGGGGTGAACCCCTGCTTCATGAAGCTGTTGGCCGCCTCCATACCTGCGATGATCCACCCCACAATCGGGATCGCCTTGGCCGCACCAGCGCCATAGCTCGCGGCCGCTGAGCCGGCATAGCCGCTAGACGCAGATGCAGTACCGGCACCCAAGGCGCCGCCTTGCATGCCTGCGCCAAAAGCGGATAAGGCCTCCGAGCCAAACAGTGAGCCGGCCGACGAGATCGAAGAGGCCAGGCTGCCAGTGATGCCGGAGGTCAGACCGCCATAAATTGCCTTACCGATCGTGAAGAGGTTGCTGGCGCCTCCTAGAATACTGGCCATGGTCGAGCTGCCGCCGGCTGCGCCAGTACTTTCCGACGAGCCACCCAACAGTGTGGACAGGGCGCTGCCGCCGCTCGTGATAGAGCTCAGTGCGCCAGTCACATTGGTGCTGATCTCGATGATCCATTTTTTGATGGTCAGCTGGTACAGCATGTCAAGGATCGAGGTCTTGATGGCCTCTTTGATCTTTTTCATCGTGTCTACACCGGACTTACCCCAGCTCACAAACGCGTCGTGTGCTGATTGGTCGACAGTTTTCCAAATCGATTTCCAGGTATCCCCGAAAGGCTTAGTGGCCTTTTCCAGCGTATTGACTTGCTGCTGGTATTTCTTGTTAATCTCTTCGAACGCTTTCGCCAGCTCTGGGTTGTTGCTAGTCTCGGCGATCGCCTTGAGCTGGGCCCACAGCTCCTTGGTCGTCGGAAGCAACTTACGTTGGATACTTTCCGCAGCGTCTGAAACACCCAACATGCCGGCAAGGCCACCTTCCTCAGTACCCTTGGCCTGTGCCTCCTGCACCGCCCCCTGGATCGAATTGATCAAGGTGTCGAACTGAGTCTTCAGTTGCGCGAACAAGGCCGTATCGACGCCGGCCGAGCGGCGCTGGCTGATGGCGTTGAGTGCCGTGTTCAACTTGCCCAGCTTCTCCAGCAAGTCGTCCACGTTGGACGTGTCGCCGCTCTCCAGCGCTTTCGTGATGTCGCTTTCCAAGGCCTTGATATTCGACTGCAGGCCACTGACGGTCTGCGAGGTGTCGGCCTCGAACTTGAGCAAGTAGGCGTCCACCAGCTGGCCTCGCGCTTGCAGGGCGTCCGCCTGGCGCGTCAGGTTTTCCTTGTCCAGCTGAGTGAAATAGGCCTGTTCAGCCGCTGCCTGTTGGATCAGCAGCTGTTTGCCCTTCTCGATAGCGTCGTTTGCTTGGTTGGTGTACTTCTGCTCGGCACCACGTTTCTTGTCGGCGGCCGACATCAGCGCCGCCTCGCTCATTGCGGTGTCGTAGGCGACGGTCAGGCTCTGCCGCTCCAAGGTGGTCTTTTGCCGTAGGTATTCCAGCTCACCTACGCGACCGGCGGCACGGGCAGCGTCCAGCTCCAGCGTTTTGGTGCGCTGCTGGATATCGAACAGCTGCTTGGCCCCCTGCAACTGCTGCACCTGCGCGTTCAGCTCGTCATTGGTGGCTGTCTTCGGGCGATCTTGCAGCGAGGCGTTGTAGTCGCGACGCGTCTCAGTGTACGCGGCCAAGGCTTGCGTGTAGGTCAGGCTATTGGACTTGAACTTCTCCAGGATATCGAGGGCTTCAGCCGCCTTGCCGCGCGCGGCCTCGTTCGACTGGTCTTCAACAGCCACGTCTTTGCCGCCGATGGTCTTGATGACCTCCGACTTCTTGGCCAGGTCTTCCAGCTGCTTGATCAGTGCAGCGCGGTCGTTCAGCGTTTTCTGCTCGGCATTGAGCCCCTTGTTCGCGGTTTCCGCCGCAGACAACTTGTAGTAGTTGGCCTGTGCCTCTTCCGCCTGCTTACTCAAGTTGGCGTAGTTCGCCAGCATCTCCTTGGTAGGGGACATGGCGTTATCGACCGTCTTCTTCGCAGCGGCGGCAGCCGCGTTCAGACGATTCATCGCCTCCGCAGCTGCTTGCAGGGTGGTCGGCGCCGCCGGTTGGTCGCCTTTGTCGCCCTCCAGGCGCAGCTTTTCCCGGATCAGTTCGATCCGCTTCTCCAGTGACTTGTTCTCTGAATCGAGCATATCGATTCGGGTGCGCGTGCTGTTCTGGATCTTCTGGTTGGCCTGCTCTTGCTTATCGATCTCAGCGTTGTAGAGCTGATACGCAAGTGTGAGACCGCCGATCAGCAGCGCCAGCGGGCCGAGCACACCCATCGCCAGGCGGGTGGCGGTGGTGAAGGTGATGGTCGCTGCTTCCGCGCCGGCCAGGGCCGTGGTGTAGAGCGTCGTGGCGCCGGTCCAGGCCTTCATGCCCAAGGTCACGGTCGACACGGCTGCCACCAGCACGCCGATCTCCTTGGCGCTGCTGACGGCACCTTGCGCCAGCGATACCGTGCCGGCGGCCAGATTGGTCAGGATGCGCGTTGCGCCCTCGCTACGCGCAACCTGCGCCAGCCCGTCCACGAGCGCCTGCAGGGCCGGCTGCGATTGCGAGAACGCACGGATGAACGTCTCGTCCATCGAGTTCTTCAGGCGCTTGAACGCGCCTTCCGTAGAGTCGCCCAGCGTGGTCACCGCGTCCGACATGAAGCCGGTCGCGTCGCGCGCTTCTTGGATCTTTTTCTCGTAATCGTCGAGATACTGCAGCAGCGTCGATACGGCCTTGGCGCCGCGGTTATTGGTGATGTCGCCGATGTAGTTGGCCTGCGCCGACTCGTTGTATTTGGACAACGCGTTGCGCAGCTCGGCCAGCAGCACGGAAGAGTTCTTCAGTGAGCCGTCTACATTCTTGGCGGACACACCCAGCTCGTCCAGCGCTTTGGTCGCCTGCTTGGTCGGCGCGTACAGGCTGGTCAGCAGGTTGCTGTAAGCCGTACCGGCTTGGCTGCCGACAATGTTGATCTTGGCCAAGGTGCCCAGCGCGGCACTAGTTTCTTCGATTGACACGCCGTAGAGCGAAGCCGCAATCGAACCCTGCTTGAGCGATTCGGTCATCGCGGCGACGCTGGTGTTCGACGACGCGGCCGTCTTGGCCAGGATGTCACCGACGCGCTCGATGTCGCCGATCTGCAGGCCGAAGGCCGACAGCGCGCCGGTGGCAGCCAAGGCCGCCTGCTCGACGCCCATCTCGCCGATGGTGGCCAGATTCAGCACGGCCGGCAGCACGGCGAGCGAGTCCTTCACGCTCAGGCCGTTCTGCGCCAGCGCGCGCATACCCTCAGCAGCATCCTTGATACCAACGACGGTGCCGCCTGAAATGGCGAGGAAGTTGTCCAACGGCACAGCCTCTTGGCTCAGCGCCTGCACGAACTTGAGCTGGTACTCGACTTCTTTGCCGACGGTCACCACATTCTTGAGGGACGCGGCCAGCGCGGCGCCAGCCGCCAGCGGGATCAGGCTGCCGTAGGTCAGCCACAGGCCGCCCAAGGAGCCCGCCAAGCCGCGCGCCAGTGCGTGGCCTTCGGCCATTGCTTCGTTGTGCGCGGCGATCGCCGCCGTGCTGGAGGCGGCCGCCGGCGGCATGGCAGCCAGTTGGCGCCGCAGCTCTGCCAGGTTGGCGCCGGCGGCGGCGCTGCCGTAGCGCTCCGATGCGTTGCCGCCGAGGCTGCCATAGACGGCCGCCTTCTCGGCCGTGGCGATTTGGCTGGCCAGGCTGGAGGTGGTGAAGTTGGTGTTGAGCACGCGCTGCTTTTCAGCGGCAGCGGCCTTCTTGGCTTCCAGATCGAGCGTATTCTGCCAAGAGGCGGCAGCCGCTGCTTCTTCCAGTGCGCGCCGCTTGCGAAGCTCGGCTTCCAAGGTAGCGGTCTTCTTGGCTTCGAAGCTGAGCAAGGTTTGCCACGAGGCTGCAGCGGCGGCCTCGCTGATAGCAGCAGCGCGGTCATAGCTGGCTTGCAGCGCGGCGGCGCGCTTGTTCTCAGCCGCCATCTCGGCTTCCAGCTCCTTCATAGCCGTGGCGGTTGCTTTATTGATCCGGGCCGAGGCAGCGGCCTCCTGCGCTGCCTCGGCGGCGGCGTAGAACTTGTTGCGGTCAAACAGCATCTTGTCGAGACCCTTCTCGACAGCGGAAGCTTCTTCGGCTGCGGCGGCTTTGGCGCTGGCTACGCGCCGGCCCTGGGCGGCCGTCTGGACGGAAAGGATCTCGGTGAGAGAGGTGGAAATGGTCTTGACCATCGCCTCCATTTGCTGGGTGAGCGAGGCCAGCGCGGTCTCGCGCGCGGCAAGCTTGTCGAACGACGAGGCGACCCGATCGATGGCATCTGCCATTCGCTTTAGGTCGTCTGCGCCGCTGGCATTGATGCTGTTGTTCTCGTCCATAGAAGAAGCCCCTCAGTAGATACGGATTATCGCTGAGGGGCTTCCTATTGGCAACAACTTATGCCTTCATCGTGACGCCGGCGGCCTTACGCATTTCGTCTAGGCTGCCTGATTTGGCATGCTTGGCCGCGTGGCGCTCCCGGAATACTTGATCCATGTTCTGGACGTACAGCAACAACTCTGCATACTCGTCCGGATCAAATATCCCAAGGGCCCAGCAATGCGCCTGAACTTCTGAGACAGGGACTGCCAGAGGCTGGCCTTGGTCGAATCGCCGGCTGTGGCTGAGTTCTCGGTATATCTGCGCAAAGTAGCTTTGCCGGAACGTCAGGACTGGGCGGCGGTCCAGATAGGCTGGCCTGGGAATCCCTGATTTTGCCAGGTATTCTAGGTCAGCTGCACTGTGCTTTCCGCCCCAGTCAAGTTCCCACTCGATGTGGGCACGGAGTTTTTTGCGTTTTCATCCTCCTGCTGAACCAGGAAGCTGCGATGGCTTTCTGCGATGCGAGTGATCACCGCGCGGAAGTCTTTGATGGCCAGCAGCTCTTCTGCTGCTTCCGTCGAGTAGGGCAGTGGGTTGCCCTTACGGTCGGTCATGCCGGCCCAGTTCAGCAGCACGGTCTTGGCCAGCGCGGTACCTACCAGCTTGAAAGCCAGATCGTCGCCAGCCTTGCGCTCTTCCTCGGTTGCGTCATCCGCTTGACCACGCTTCAGAGTTTCTTCGTTGGCCTTCCACATAGCCGACAGCAGGCGGGAGTAGGCGCGATTGCCGGCGCGCGCGATGGTGCAGGTGACGCCTGGGCCAAAACCCAGCTCTTTATCGAATACGCGGCCCTTTTCCTCTGCAGTCAGGTCGGTCTCGAAAGCTTTGAAGGGGTTGAAAGACATTGAAATTCTCCTAGGAAATGTGTCCTCTGAGAATATCATTCTTTTCTGAAAGTGTCAAAAAGAAGTGCCGACGGGACATCCACACCGCCAGCACCTAAACCCTAGAAGCTCAGCATACGACTAAAATAAAAAAGGCGCAACCTGAAAGGTTGCGCCAAACCCACGACAGAATTAGAACAGGTTAGGCACCGCAACGCCGACGCGATCGATGAACAGCGTCTGGCGCAAGGTTGCGTCAGCATTGCCCATGTCGCCGTAGGCTTCGTATTCAAACGATAGCATCATGTCGCCGTCCTTGGCTTCCGCGTTCACCTTGCCCGAGGTCAGGTTGACGCGTGGCAGGCTGAATACATAGCCGTTGCCTGCGGTGTCCTGCACCGACAGAACCACCGAGGTGTAAGCGTCCGAAATGAACTTGGTGTAGATCGCGGCGTCGGCGAAGTAGACTTCCATCGAACCCTTCACCATGAAGGTGCCCACGCCGATACCTGCGTAGCCCAGCGTACCGATCGCCTCTTGACCACGCAGGCTATTGTCGATGTCCAAGGTCATCGACTTGATCGCCGTGCCGGTGATCGGCGCACCACCTTCCCACACCTGAGCCACGCCCGACACCGCGTTGGTGATGTCGTAGGGCTTCGAGGCGACGGTCGTGCCTGGCATCGAGGTGACCGTGGTCGGCGCGCCCGACGACTTGCCCATGAACGAGAAGGTCGCTTCCACCAGTGAGCCCGAGGCAAACGAAGTCGAGAATTTCGACACGGCCATACCAGTGAAGGTGAAGAACTGGCCGACGTCGGCTGCGGCACGCTCGAAGGAGAACGTCGGCATCGTCACGCCGTTCGACAGGCGGCTGGACTGGATAGCGCAGTTGGCCACGGCCGAAGCGACAGCTGCCGGCGTGCCTGCGTCCAGGGTGATCACCGTCGCGGTTGGTGCCGTAACCGTCGAGACGCGCAGCAGTCGGCCATTGTTCGCGTTGCTCGGCGCCAGCAGGCGGAACCACTGGCCTTTTTTCAGGTTGGTGAACGCATTAGCTCCGGTGGTGGCCACCGAAGCGGTGATGGTGGTGGCGGTGAAGTCCGCAGTGAAGGTCGTGCCGACACCATTGGTGCCGAACATGACCCAGTCGTTCTGCATCAGGCCGGCGAGCAGCGGATCGTATTCGGCGTACTGCATGTGGACTTTCAGATCACCGGCGGCGTTCGCGCTGACCGTGGTGGTGGACGACAGCTGGCGGTCCGAGCGGATCTCTTTGTCGGCCTGCTTGGTCAGGTTCCAGTTGAAGGTCTCGCCGGTCATGCGCAAATATGCGCCGTTGCCCGAGGTAGGCAACACACCGAAGTCGCTTTCCTTGATGTAGGTTAGCTGGGCACGGTTGGTCGAGGAAAAGTGGTTAGCAGCGGTCATGGCAGCCTCTCTGGTTGAATTTCAGCAAGTTTAGCAGCGAAATTGTGACAGTTGGGCAAAAAGTATGACCTACTCCCAAATATAGTAGAACGGAATGATTAACGGCTGGTAATACCACTCCTTCTCCTTGCGTGGCTTCTGCAGGGAAATGGCAAAGCAACGCACCGTAGCAAAATCCTTCATGCTGAAATATGGTGCGATGAAGTCCAGCAGATCTTCGATGTCACCGGTGCCCTTGCCTTGCTTGGCGGCGATCGCAAGTTGGATTTGTCCGTACTGGCGTGTGCGCGGCGCAGCGCCAAGGTCGAGCTGCTCCCCGGATAAGTTGATGATCGAGGCGCAGATAAATGGATTCGTTTGACTGGCCAGGTCGACAATGTCCCGGTTGTCGGTCTCGATCAGCAAGGTGTAGTTTGTCCAGTCTGCCTTGACCTGTGCGAACACTGCGCGGATCTCGCCGGCGGCGGCGGAAAAAGGTGTGCTCATAGGCCGCCTCCAAATCGACTCTGCATGTAAGCCTTGATGGTTTGGCCGCTGCTGATCACATTCTCGGGCCGCAGTGGCCGAGTGACACCATCCGGGCCAGTCACGTCAGTACCAGTGAAATGCAGCGGTGTCGGATTAACGAAGTAAATTTTATCGTTGTAGCTGAAGGGCTTGCGCACCACCGCCTCGCGCGCGACCAGGATGGCCGGCGCGTCGCCGGCGCGATGCGGTTGAATCGCTCGCCCAAGGAGGAAGTCCACCTGCGTGGCGTTCTTCTCTGGGCTCTCCACGTAGCTCGGCATGCTGTCGGCTTGCGTGATGATGCGCCAGTTACTGGTGAAGTCGCCAGAGAACTGGTAGCTCACCAGCAGCATTTCCTCGAACATGTAGTAGACGCGTTTGCGGTAGGCGCGGTTGCCTCGCTCCACCCAAGCCTTCTTGGTAGCGCCTAGCCATCGCTTGTTGATGGAGATGTTGATCATGCCAGCCTCGTGTTCAAGGCCCAGCAATCCAGCTCCAGTGCAGCGGTGCGAATGCGGTACTCCGCGCCCAGCCATACGACCGACTGACCTACCTTCGGCGTAACCTCGGCTTGCGGCACCAAGAAGACTGTGTCGCCAGGGCGATAGTCGCTGTCCGACTGCACCTCATACCGGTAAAATTTACCCAAGTCCATGCGAATTGCGTGGATCAGGGTAGAGGTGTCGCTTTCCTTATCCGTGACGGGGTCGATAAGCTTACCGAAAAGGCTGGCCGTGCGTGGCCCGTCATCAAGTTCGTCGCACTCGGCGATCCAAAGCAATTCTTGTGCCAGATAGGTGTTGCGAATGCGTAACAGCTTGCCAGCTGCGCGCAGGAATTTACCCTTCGCTGGCGCCTCGCTGCCGGCGATGAACACATTCCACATGGTGTTGTATTCTGACGACGTCATCGCGTCGAACTGGTCTCGATACCATTCACGCCGAATATAGGCTTGCATGCCGGTCTGTGACAGGCATGCCTGCGATGGGCTCAGCAAGTTGGCCAGATCGGTCACCTTTTTGAGGTCATAGCTGCGACGGATAGGCTCACCCTTGTAATGATCAAGGTTGTTGGTGCCGACCAGCCAGTAGTCGTCCAGCGCCTTGACCACGGCGCGCGGTGGTGCCGTAGTGGCCGGGTCGGTGGTCATGGTGCGACGTCGACTGGTCGCGCCGGACGAACTGTGGTCGTCATGCGACGCCAACCGTGCATAGAAAAGCAGGCTGTTCGAATACCCGTCGTAGATGGGCGTTTTCGAAAATCGCTGGGCCGACTTAAGCATGGTTTAGCCCGTCACAGGATCAACGGCAAGGCCTGCCGCGGCGCCGCTGATAGGTGTAGCGGTGCCCAGCACCTCAGCGGCCGGGAACAGGTCCAGGTAGGCGTCAGTCAGCTTGCTCAGCACGTAGGCCATCGTCGCTTGGATATTCTCGCGCAGGTTCTTGAAGGGGTCGTCCACGCGGATATCCGAGGTGCGGTCATCCTTCATTTCTTTGAGGGCAAACAGCGGGGCGCTGGTCACCAGCTGCAGCGCGACGGCGTAAGTGGCGTAGAGACCTGCCAGGTCGATCAGGTGCTGCTGGTCGGCGGTCGGCGTGCCTGCGATCAGTGCGTCCAGGTCCGTCTTGAAGGTCGGGCCGACGCTACGCAGCGCGGCGCCCATGGCCACCTCATATAGCTTGAGGTTCAGGGTGTCGTCCGAAATGTCGTCGCTAGACACGCCGATGGCGGCGCGCACTTGATCGACGTCGGTATAGGGAGTGAGGGCCATGAGATGCTCCAGAGCAGGATTTCTCTCATTATGGCACGCTCTTTGCTACAAAGCAAAAACCGGACCAATGGTCCGGTTTTTGCTTACTTCTTGCCTTTTGGCTCGGCTGGCGCCGGGGCCGGTTCGGTGGCAGGCTCGGTGGCAGGCTCGGCTGGGGCCGGTGGCTCGCTCAAGGCTGGTGCGTCCGGGTGGGCCTCGTTATAGGCTTCCCGCAGAGTGGTCATGTCCTTGGTGACGTTCGGCTCCTGTACCAGCGCCAGCACGCCTTGGTCTTCGTCGTCGGTCTTGAGCATGACGGGCTGATCGATCATCCACTGCGTCGGGTTGATCTTGTACTTGATGCCCGGCTCGAAAGGGAAATTGGTCTGGTTCTCCGGACCGGCTTCCTGATCTTGGTGGACCTTGCGGGTCGGGTCGACCATACGATATGCCGCAGTGTTGATGTACCACTGTGCATTAGGTCCAGTGTCAATTACCTTGAGCTCCATGATTTCTTACTCCTGTGGTGGGTGATTTCAGGGAAGATACAGTAGGTCTTGTTTTTCCGCAAGTGACATGCTAGAGTGTCTTTACATTCACTTTCGTGGAGATTTATATGAGTACCTTAATTAATTTCCGAGTGTCGCCGGAGCTGTTAGAAGAGGCTAAAGCACTAGCAGCTTCGATGGACCGCTCACTCGCTTGGGTGATCAGGGACTTGCTGAAGAAAGCAATCGCCGCTTCGGAGGAGAAGAGTGATGCCCAGTAACTACCGCACCGAAGATCCTGCAGATGTCTTGGCTGTCGGCCAGTGGGCTCCACTGGCCGACGCCGCAAGGCGTGTGCCCTGCGGCGCCGGCTTATACATCGTAAGGCACAGGGCGTCTGGCAAAGAGTATGTCGGCCTCAGTAAGAATGTCTACACTCGGCTGGACTCTCATCGCCGAGCTGCTTCGGGGTCGTTCCTTCACCGCGCAATCCGCTGCTATGGTGTAGACGCCTTCGAGGCGTGCTTATACATTCAGGCAGAGCCAGACGATCTCGGCGAGCTGGAACGCATGCTAATCGAAGAGCGTAACACTGCCGCTCCGAACGGATACAATCTGACCCTTGGTGGAGACGGTCTCTGGGGCTACACTCCTTCAACCGAAACCCGGCAGAAACTGCGCATGGCGCTTCTGGGTCGAGAAGTGTCGGAGTCCGTACGTCTAGCGGTCGCTGAGTCCAATCGGCGTCGGGGTCAGACACCTGAAGCACGTGCAAAGATAGCCGCCTATGGCAGGACCAGAACTGCTTCGCCAGAAACACGGGCGAAGATGAGCCGGTCGCAGATGGGCCACGCGATCACTGAAGAAACCAAGCGGAAAATCGCCGCAACAAAAATCGGTATCCCACTCTCAGAAGAGCATCGACGTAAAATGTCGGAAGCCTTGAAGGGTCGCATAATCTCTGAGGAACACTGTCGAAACCTCAGCGCCGCGCTGAAAGGCAAGCCCAGGTCTGCCGAGGCTCGCGCAGCTTACTGTCTAGCTAAACAGAGACAGTTACGAGACGATCCCGCAACGTTCAGCCACCTGAACGGCGGCGGTGCTCGGCCGGTGGTTGTCACCGAACTTGATGGACAAGAGTTAGAATTCACGTCAGGCAAAGCTGCCAGCATCCACTATGGGCTTGGTCGGCACTACGTGCCCGTCAGTATTCGGATTGGGCGTAAACTGCCTGGAGGGCAGAGCGTACGGTGGAAATAAAACAGCCCGCCGAAGCAGGCTGTTTCTTTACTTTCAACGGCTTACGAGATAGTAAGCACGTCAAAAGGAGTCAGATCATTGTCAGAATATAAACGTGCGACCTCTTCCGACCAGTGCCAGACGGCCGTGGTCGTGCGCTTGAGTGCAAACGCTTCCGAGGCTTGGTAATCCGCTTCAGTGTTCTTCAGGAACATGAACGCTTGCGCCTTGTCCAGCGCCCACACGGTGTTCGCTGGCACTGGGCCGCCGTCGGTCGCAGCATCCACGATCACCCACTGCACGTCGCCGCCAAAGGTCGGGTTGCCCGGCAACAGTTGAGGGTCAATACGGGCCAGGGTCGGGTCGTAGTTGTTCGTGCCTGGGCGGCCCGTGCGGGACTCAATCTTGAGATAGGAGTCCAGATCCGCTATTACGTGAGTGATGCGGCGTTTCTTGCGATTGCGGGCCAGGAACTTCAGCCAGGCCTTGTGGGTCATCACGCCGCCGGTGGCATTGCTGTCCAGCGAGTTCGAGGTGACGGCCGACACGGCGCCGATGTTCATGTCCAGGTCGCCGGCGAACAAGTTGGTCAGGTAGCGGTACGCGCGCTTGTCTTTCTCGATTTGCATGAAGCGAGAAATTGTCAGAGTGAAAAGATCCAGGGTTGTATTTTTTACAGCATCATCGGTCATTTCGACGCCGATACCGTAGGTTGGGATCTTTTTGTAGCGATCCGACGTGCCCAGGAACAGAACGACCGGCACGTTGGCGCCTTGCACGAAGCGCGACTCGCCTGCACCGAAGGCGCCGGTGTTGGCACCGCCTGCGTTCTGGTAGCTCAGCACAGGTTGGGTGAAGGTCGAGCCGATGATCGGCACGGTCATCGCAGCCATCGCCTGCACGTTGGCGTAGTCGGTCACGCGATCAGGCTGGATCGAGTCTTCGATCGCCTGGATCACGAAAGCTGGGAACAGCGAACGCGACTGCACACCGAACGGATCGGTTTTGCGGCCCACGTTGGTTGCTGCTTGCACGCCAGCCTTACCTTCGAAGATATCGTGCAGCGAGACCGAACCGGTGCCGGTGCCGAAGTAGTCTTTCTGGGTCGACAGCTGCAAGCCGTTCGAAGCGCAGATCTGCTCGAACGCCGAGCCGTACGCGCGGTCGGCGTCCGGGAACATACGGTTGATTAGCTGCGGTACGGTGACGCGAGCGGTTGCCGCTTCACTGTACAGGTGGGCGTGGATCTTGTCGTCCGGGATTTCTTGGCGGCCGCCAGTGGCCGCGTCCATGATGAAAGTCATTTTATTTCTCCTTGATTACAGTTTGCGGCCGACAGGGGCGATCACGATCAGGGTGCCGACGGCGCCGGTGCCAACTGGACCGAGCGAGACGACACGCCATGCGCCAGCGCGCAGCAGATCGGCTTGGCGACCAGCGCCCGCTAGGTCGGCAGGAGCTACGCCCAGCTGCACAGTCGACTTGCAGACCTTCGCGTATGGGGCGGTGGACGACAGGGCGGTGTTGCGCGCCACGACGGTGCCGACGCAGACATAATCGCCTACGGCCAGGGTGCCGGTGCCCGGCGTGGCCTGCAAGCCGTCGGCAATCGCGAAGATGCGGTCACGGTCGGCAATGTTGCCGATGGTGAAGCCGCCCGAAGTGGCTTCGTCGATCTTGGCCACGACCGCTTCGATCGGGTCACCTGCGGCGGCCAGGTCATACTGCGATTCGCTGGTGGACAGCTTCACGAACTTCCACAGATCGGTGTAGTTGAAGGTGGTGGCCGTGCCGCCCAGACGGACGGTGACCATGTCCGACGATGGGCCAGTCGGCTGGATGCGGTGTGCTTGCGACATGATGTTGCTCCTTATTTAGCGGCACGGGCCGCAGCAGCGCGGGCCAGCTGTTCAAACTGCGGGGATACCTGAACCTTGGTATTCTTGTCGTCGGTCTTCGCTGCGGCTGCAGCGGCGCCGCCGATCGGGAAGGCGGCCTCGAAGGCGGCCTTGGCTTTCGGGTATTCGGCGATCACGGTGGCAGCGTCCATCGCGGCTGCGGCGTCTTTCGAACCACCCATCGGGATGTACATTTTGGTGATGCCTTCGCGGGCCAGCGCCAACAGGCCGGAATGGGTTGCTTCCATCGCGGTCATCTTGGCCTTCAGGGTCGCGTTTTCGGCGGCCAGGCGGGTGGCTTCCTCGGTCTTGGCGGTCACCTGGGCGATCAGCTGCGCGGTAACGTCCGGCGGCGCGGCGGCTGGATTTGCGGCCAGCTTCGCGGCGGCCTCGGCGGCGGCCTTTGCGGCAGCTTCGTTCGCGGCGGCGAGCGCAGCCGCTTGGCCTTTGTCGTCCGCGGCGGCGGCAGCGGTTTCAGCGCGTACGGCTTCGTGGTGGGCTGCGATCTGCTCGGCGGAGAAACCCAAGGATTCCAGGGTCGCGCCGGCGGCGATGGCAGCTACTTGCGTTTCGTTCAGAGTGATTTTCATGGCAGCACCTTTTGAATTGGAGGAAGTATCTTTCTTGACAGAATTCTTGTCAAGCAATTTTAATGCCTGCTCGAAATTTGCAACGCGATCAACCAAGCCGGCCTTCACGGCAGCCTGCCCGAGGAAGGTTCGACCATCGGTTGCAGTTTCGAGTTGTTTGGCCGTCAGGTTCGGGCGGCCGGCCTGGACTTGCGCGACGAACATGTCGTGCAGCTGCCCAAGTTGTTCGAGAGCGTAGGCTTCAGCTTCGCTGCTGAGCGGCTCGTAGGCGTTCATGCGTGCCTTCATCGGCACGCTGCGCAGCACCTTGACGGTCACGCCCGCGTCGGCCAGTTGCTTGCTGCGTTCCATTGCGATTTGCAGCACGCCGATCGAGCCGATCTCGGCCGTCGGGCCGGCGGTCTTGAGGCCATTGATGGAGCTCATCAGCCAGTAGCCGGCGCTGCCAACTAAGCTGGAGCCGTGCGCGGCTGATGGCTTGGCCTTGGACACGGCGCCCAGCAGATTGCCAAGGTCGGCCACGCCTGCCACTTCGCCGCCTGGCGAGGTGATGTGGAACATGATCTGCTTGACTTCGGGATCGGCGGAGATTTCCGCCACTGCGTTGGCGATGTCGGCGTAGCCTAGCACGCCGAACAGCTGGCCCCAGCCGGCCGAGCCGTTAATGAGGCTGCCCTTGATGTTCATGACGGCCGTGCTGCCCACTTTCTGCCACAGAGGCGGCAGGTCAGTTTTTGCCGGGCTGGCATCCCAACGCCCGGCCAGACGGCCTTCAGCCACCATCTTCATGGTGGCCTGGGCGCTTTCAAATGAGGCTTCAGTGCCGAGCCAGTATTGGTAGTTCATTGCTTGGTCCCTTTCGGCGCCTGCGCCGGCTTATTACGGTTGCTTCCGATATTCGAGGTGGTGCTGGTGGCGTTCGGATCGGCGTTAGGGTCGGCCGGCGCGGCGCCGTCCATGAAGTAGGTGCCCGAGCGCGGCTTGAATCCGGGTGTCGGCAGCGCGCCCGTTGTGCGCAAGCAGTATTCCTCGTCGGTGATGTAGCCGTCCGACAGCTTCTGGCGCCAGAACGCGTCTTCCATCTGGCGATAGGCCCACAGTTCGCTCTTCGGGCGCAGCTCGATCTCGTCATAGATGAACTCGACCGTCACGTCCAGGCCCATCAAGCGGCAGGCCAAGGTGAGCCACTTGCTGTGTAGCTCCATCAGCTTGACGCGGATCATACCGTTCACGGAGGCCAGGAACATCTGGACTTCCGCGTTGGCCGCTGAGGCGCTGCTGGCGCCGGTGCCGAGCACGGAAGCCGGCGTCTTGGTGGCCACGGCGATCTTGCTCGTGTAGATGTCCGGGATCGTGTTGAGCAGCTCGGGCGTGTCGGTCTGGTCGCCTTCGATGTAGGTGACTTTGAAAAAGTCGTAGTGCACCAGCGCGTCTTCCACGCCCAGTGTCTCGATCAGCGAGGTCAGCTCCTGCAGCTGCTGATCCATCCAGGCCTTGTGCTTGGTCGGGTCGACCGCGATCTGCGGTGGCACACGCTTGGTCAGCTTCTCTTCGTCGATGCTGATGTCGAAGCGCTTGTAGATGTGCCGCGCGCACAGCCGGCGCAAGTCGGATAAGAAGGTTGCCGAGGCCAAGGTTGGCTGGATGGCGCTTTCCATCGGGCTCTGCGGGTAGGCGTCCAGCAGGTCCGGGTCCACCGCGACGCGGAAATAGGTCGGCACGTCGAGGTCGATCTCGTCGCCGCCGATGCGCTGCACTGGCTTGATCGCCTTGTCGTCTTCGTAGAAGTAGACGTGCTCTTCGGCCACCGGCTGCAGTGCGAACGGCATGCGCTGCTTGTCTAGCACCAGCTCAAGGCCGGCCGCGCCGTTTTGCCACAGCTGGATGCCCAAGGCCTCATCTACGCTGCGCATGCTGGCGACGTGGCTAAAACCATTCTCGTAGTCCGAGATGTAGTTCATGCGGCCGAGAAGCTGCAGCGCCAGGCGCGTGGCGTCCACGTTGAAGCTGTTGTCCGGATTGCGCGCGATGGCGATCCGGCCTTCCGGAATGCCTAGGCGGATGTGCGCCGCCCGGCTGGCGGCCATTTCCGGCACCGCGCGCGTCAGGTTGCGGATGATGGTGACATTGTCCGCGCCGGTGCGATAGGTGCTGGTGATGTCGACGTTCGCTACATCGAAGCTTTTCTTGGCGATGCGCGCAGGGTTCGGCGCCGTGTTGGTCCGCCAGTCTGGATACGTCTCGCCGCCCGGTGCGGTCGGCTTTGGCGGTGCGATGGGCGGAAGTTGCGTTGCCGCCAGGCGATCAGGCTTACTGGCCCGATCCTTGGGAGGATCGGGCAACATGAAGGTTCCGATGGCTTTGAGCAATTTTCGCATAATGGGCGCATTGTGGCATGGAATTTGCTACGGATCAACCTCGGCGTACCGGCACCTGACCGCCCATCTTGCAGCGGAAGGCTAGGGAGAAGCCCTCGGCGGGCAAGCTCCAGGAGGCGGTGGGTGCTAGGCGACATGCCACGTGCAGGTAGCCGACTGAATGCCAGAAGTGGTCTTGCGCCATTTTTGATTTTTCCCACGTGTAGGCCATGCCGCCGTCTTTTTTGAAAATTTGCCCGCGCGTCATGTCAAGGCAGTGGCCGACAAAGACGGCGTCGTCTTCCGTGGTTGTGGAGGCCCAGCGCACACGACCGGCCTTGAACATGAACATGATCTCGTCGAAATTGAGGTCGCGGTGGATCTTGGCTTGGCTGACCGGCAGCTTGCCCTTGGCGGCTTCTGCCTCCACTTTCTTTAGCTCATAGGTCGCCAGTTGGGGATTGTCGTGGTAGACCCCGCCCCACAGATTCTGGTCAACCAGTTGCATCTGCATGACCATGTAGGTTTCCGGGAAGGCGTCGATGACAGTCATGACGACGCTGTACTGGATCATCAGCTCGATTTTACGCGTCGGTAGGTTGGCTAAGCTGCAACGTTCTTTGTGGACAATCAGCAACATACCGTCTTGCGTGATCCGGCCGACCGAAATGTGGCAAGTCTGACCGACGTCGATCCCCATGCAGTGCACTTCGCTTGACCGCATGCTGCCTTGTGGCAGGACGGAGCCCATCAAGTCGGTTTCCGTCAGGCTGCTGTTATCCGAGTTGGAAGTTTCACCTAGCGCTTGGTTCTGGAATTCGGCCCAGCTCTCGTAGTTGGTGATCTCTTCGACCAGCTTGGGGATGGTGACGATGTTCGGGAAGGCAAAAGGCGTGACAAAATAGCCGATATCGATGTGGTTTTCGTTCACATTTTCGACCACCCAGTTGCGGTGCTGGCGCTGCAAGGATGGGACTTTGTCACATTTCGGGCAATGCACGGACGCTTTCTTGTAGTTGAGCATCTGCAGCATGTGACGTGTGATGTCCTCTTTTTTGCCCTCGAAGCCTGGAATGCGCACGTGATCGTGAAAATTCGGTAAAAACCAGTGGTTGCAGTGGTTGCATTTGGTCAAGTAATGTCGGCGCATGGAGGTTTCCATGTACTTGGCAATACCGCGCTTGGCCGCTGTCGGCGTGCCGAACCGGCGCGTCATCTGGAATTTGCCGTGTTTCAGGCGCGACTGATACTGGCCCAAGGTGGCGCGGTCACTCCGGTCCACTTCGTCGTGGATCAGCAGCTCGGCCGGCACCGAGAGCGCCGTCGTGTTGCCGATAGTGCCCTTGAAGTACATGTAGCTGGTGCCGATCGACTTCAGCTCTGAATTATCGATGTTGCGATCCAGCAGCTCGCGCAGTGCCGGGCTCTCGGTCAGGATTGGATCGATACGTGTCCGGACAAAATTGCTGGCGTCGGTCGCGCTCGGCATGGTCTGGATGACGTTAAAGTAGGGCAGCATGGCCGCCAGGCCAAGCCCGTAGCGGGACATGGCTTCGGACATACCGACCTGTGCGCATTTTTGGACGTTCACTACCTTATTGGTGTCGGATAGGATGTCCGCCTGCACTTCGTGGTCCTTGAAGCTGAACCGACTGCCTTGGAGGAAGGTCTTGTCTTCCAGAAACTTGACCACGTCCTTCAGGTCATAGGTGTTCAGGACGTCGGTTTTGAGCTTGCTGAGGTGAGTCAGCAGCTTTTTGTCACTGGCCAGGTGGTCCATTGCGTAGCTCTTCGATGTTTTGGGACGTCAGGTACTCGCCGTAGAGGTCGATGTAGGCTTCGCGCATTTCTGTCGGCGCCTTGGCCAAGGTGAGGCGGATTGCGGCCTCATAGCGCTTTAGGCGCTCTTGGCTCAGCACCGCATCGCGCGTTTCGGCCAGCATTTTTAGCATGTTGGTGACCTGGTTGAGGGTTGCCGTGCGGTCTTTCATGCCGGATTCGCTGTCGGACTCCATAGCTTCGGCCTGCAGCATTTTGGCGTTACGAAATTGGTGGTCTAGCTCTTCCAAGAGGTCGATGTTGGCGGCGCCGAGGTTAAGTCTGGCACTCAGCAGCGAGTGCAAGGTCAGAGCATCAGCCTCGTTGAGGTTTTTGACGAGCGTCTTGAGGTCGGCCAAGTCGTAATAAGAGGTGCTTTTTTGGTTGTTTTTCAGGCTGTAGTCTTCCATTTGGCCCTCCAACGGTAGATGGATCGTTTTGAGAGGCCCGTTACGCGCATGGCTTTTTCCATGTCAAGCGTGGTGGCGGACTCACCTCGGAATTGTTTTCGGGCCGCGGTCAGGCGCTTTTTCGCGTTTAGGCGCTCTTGGCTTTGTCCGGGCACTTTTTTGATCCCGAGCTGGCGCAGCGTGCGCGAAATGGTCTCTGGGCTGCAGCCGATTTCGGCGGCAACCTCCAGATTTGTCCTCTTGCGGCCTTGCAGATCGCTAAGGAAGGGGATGATTTTTTCGCGGACCATAGCAAGGAGTGTGCCAGCGTTGTTGCCGGGTGTCAAATTGCTAGGTAGATTGATGTTGTCTTTTTGATAACAAAACCTGTAGAAATATTGCGGCGGTGTCGGGGTCACCTGGTGCTGGCGGGCACCGCCCCAAATGCCAAAACCCTATACGTCACCGCCTACCACATCTCCCCCGCCCCGTCAATGACACGGCAATGACCATGGCGTAAATACAACAAACAACAGCTTTTAGAGGATTTCCTCTAATTACCAAAATTCTGGTTGCTAAACACAATAGATCGGATCATAATATGTTCATGTCATCGCCGATGACGCAGCGCCCGCACTGCGCGCTGACTGTTCTACTTACTTTGGAGTCACTACCATGAACAAAGCCCCTACCAAAGCCGAGCGCGCCGCCGTGCACAAGGCTGCTTCCCCGTTCAGCGCCAATCAGTCGCTGAGCGACATTATCCGCCTCGTCGCTGGCCACGCTGAGGCCAAACAGGATGTCATCCTCGGCGCTGTGCACAGCGCGTACTATCAGGCGTTGAAGCACGGCAACAAAGCTCAGCTGCAAGGCCGCGCCAACAGCCTGTACGAGCAAGCCAAGATGTACAGCACGGCAACCAACGCCAAAGCCGCCGGTTTCGCTAAGCCCCAGACCGCCGCCACCGTCTACGCCGCGCACCTGTCGGCGCTGGACATCGTTGGCATTCCCGGCAAAGCCAGTGCTGATCAGCTGGTGGACGACGACGGCAACGTCGTCAGTGTGGAAACGCTGGCCGAGGGCATGGCGCTGGCGTATATGGACGCTGTGACCGCCTATGTTGCCGAGGTGGAACAGGCCAAAGCCGACAAGCGCGCCGCCAGCAAGGCCGCACAAGCCAAAGCCGCACCCTCACCAGAAGCGGTGGAAGCGGTGGCTGATGCCAAGGAAGCCGCTGCACAAGCAAATTCCGTGCCAGTGGTTACGCTGACCATGGCGGAGATGGTTGCGGCTGTGGCGGCGGCGCTGCGCACCGGTACGCTGGACGCCGACCTGCACAACCAGATCGCGGACGCCGCCGCTGAGTACTCCGAGCTGGAAGCGCTGCGCGAGCAAGTCCCTCCGGCGCTGGCAGCCATGACCATGCCAGCCGGTGAAGTAGCAGCGGCGCTGGCATCCTGAGCGCTGTAGGACTGGCGCACCACAGCGCCAGTCCCTACAGGCATGCGCGTACCGCGCCCATGCCTGTAGTAAGAAGCCACGGGCAATAGCCGCCCGTGCTGTGAAAGCCACTGCCTCTATAGCAGTCCCTCCCTTGCTTCGCGCTTGGTTGGCTCTCTGTAGTCGCTATGGTCAGTAGCACCGTTCCTTAACAATCTGACAACCTCAAACAGTCCTCGCGGCGATTGCCTGCGCGGCCGTCCCTTGCTTGCTTCGTGCTCGCTTGGCTTGGCTGCGCTCGCTCTAACGCGGCGTGGATATGCGAGTGTTGTATGAGAGTAATGACATGTGGGCCGCCCGATAGCGGTTTCGCAAGGTAAGACGGTCCCGCGTGGCTGTCGACTAAGCAGGTGCTGTAGTTCGCCCTAGCAAGCGGGGATGCTTGCTGTAGCAGGGCAGCGCCGACGTTCTCCAAACGGCTGGATGTGCTTTGCGAATCACTGGCGCTGTCGCCAATCCACATGACGTAATCCCCTCCACGGGATGAACTGGCTGGACCAAAGTAAGCTATTGAGAACACTGACTTGATAGCAGCGCTGGCCGGACGTAGACGCCTAGCCCGATGGCGTAGTAATCGGGCCTGGCAGTGTGATTAGTGTTGGCAGGATGACAATTGTCGTCGCTGAAATTGAGTGAGGCGGTGGATCATCACGCCCCTAGTCATGTTGCTAAATGAACAATGCGCCCCTTGGATGTGTCGGCGCAGAATGAGTACACGTCCCACAGTGTTGCATCGGCGCAACACTGTAAATCTTGCGCCTTGGGAAACAGGGCGCACACTTAAGCCGCTTGGCTACAGGTAGCTTAATTGTAAATTCGGTTGAATAGGCAGTTCACAATCATTTTACATAATACGGTTTCGCGCGTATTTTTAGCGCAGTTTCATGGTACGTCTAAAAGTTGTAATTTAACAACATTTCTAGGGAGGCAATCATGTTTATCGTCTGGCTTTCGTTCCACGGCGTAGAGCACCGCGTGGATGTTGTCGCTACCTCGCGCGGCAACGCCGTCCAGCAGATCCGCGACAGCGCCAAATACCGCGGCTACAACATCGATGGTGTGGTGCGGGCATGAAAGCCGCACTGATCGCCCAAATCGCGCTGGCAGCGCTGATCTTGGGCATCTGCCGGGCACTGTGCCCGGCCAAAGTCGGCCAGGTAGCCGCTGAACTGATCGGCTGGAGCGCCGCCGCGTGGGCCGTGGCGGCGCTCCTGTACTGCTGGCCTATGCTGGTTTTGTTACAGGCATTGGCGACTGGCCTTCTGGCAGCTTCTCGTAAATGATAGGCAGCCGCTTGCAATACTCGTGCTCACAGTGAGCCTTGTGCTCCAAGACGGCTTGCAAGCTCCAAGGTGTCACGGCCGCAACCCGGCCGTGCTCCTCGCTCCAACGCATCGCGAATGCGCCCAATTCCTCAAAGGCATGACAGCGCACGATGTAATCATCCATCGGATGCACCGGCGCTGTGGTGCGCAGCCACTGGAACGTGCGAAAGTGCCACTTATAGCCAGGCTCTGCTTTAGGTGGCGTCGGCCGGCTGCGGCGCTGGCGCAACAGCGCCACCGTCTTGGCCGTTTTCCGGATGTCCGCCGCCGCGCGGCGCGCCATTACCTGCGGATCAATACGGTAGGCATCCGCCTCACGGCGATCCTTCAAATACACCTGCGCCGAGCGGGTGCCGTAGAGCTTCACTAGGCAGTCACGCCACGCCGCCAAGCAAGCCTCTGGCGTCGTGTAAGTGCGGGTTTCAAGTGGGTGGGTGTAAGCCCCCTGCGCGCCGGATTGCAGGTAACGATGATTCGCTCCTGTGAGCGCCAGCAGATTGTCGGCCACGAGATTGCGATAGTCCCCGTCCTTGGGGATCACGCGATATTCGGGGATGGCAAGGGTTTGCAAGGTCCAGGCCAAGGAGGCAGCATCGTACTCTTTGCCTTGGAACATCACGTAAAGCACACCTCGCCGGAAATACCCGACTTCTTTCAGATCAGCACCTACGCGCTTTTTCAAGTGGCCGTGCTCGATCACAAACGTATGGAAGAAAGCATCAACGTCAAAACGGTTCATTTTGTTGCTCCTAAAATAAAAATTACCATATCTTTCTGGTCGTTACTCACCACCCCCTGAAAAAAGAGACCATAGACCGATTTCCATTTCAAAAAATAGAACTAAGGTACAAATTATTGTAATAACGTCCGTTGAGTTATGGTAATTTGTTTTGAAATCCCGGTTTTGGGGTGGGGGAGGGTCTTCCGGGCCAACCCTTGCATAATAATGGAAAACCAGTACATCGTACAGTTTATTGTAGGTGATATTCACCAACCTACCAAAACCCTTGCTAAACGTACATCAAAATAAATTACAGCAAGTCTATCCTTAGCTAGACAAAAGATTCCGTACGGCAACGCGAAAATCGCCAAAAAGGTCAACTAAGCCACGTGATCCTAGGCGGGTCTGTTGGGCGTGTTGTCGTCGAATTTTGGTCATTTTTGTACGTTCCACTCCACCGAACAAGTATTCCAAAATTCCTTGCTTGAGCACTTCAAGAATTTTTGGACCGTACTAGCGACCATGAACTTACCATTTCGTTAGGAGAAGCGCCATGTCCCTCAAAGCCCTCGCCCACGCCATCCTCACCCTCCCACCGCCTCATGAGGACGTCGCCAGAGGTATCTGCGACGCCACTTGGCGAGCCCTCGTTGCCTCTCCAGACCTGCGCGACCACGCCACCACTATGCGCACCTTCCTCGACGGTCAGCTCAGTGGGCGCCGTGTCGGCTCCTATTGCACCATCGACAATCTGGTCGACACGGTCGTCAACGGCTTCAAGCCCTACAACCTGCGCCGCGAAGGCGACTACTCCACCCTCTGCTGGGCCGACCCAGGCACGCCCATCCGCAACACCGCCAACCACATCCGCGAAGCCTGGCTCAGGCAGGTCGCTGAAACCGGCGAGCTCCCACCCTTGCCCACCGACGTGGAAATCATCACCATCTACAAATCACTGGAGCAATAACATGACCAAACTGCAATTTCTCGAAGCTGTGAGGCAGACGCTGATTGCCTGGCGTGACCATGGCACCGGCGAATCCGCCATCTGTGACGCCGCCTACTATGTAGCAGCCAAGTACGGCATCCGCGAGGCTCGCGTGTGGCTGGTTGAGCACGTCAGCCGCCAGCTGGGTAAGCTCGGCCACAGCTTCGCCTCTATCGCCGCTTTCGAGGTAGTGTTCGACCACCTGGAAGTGGACGAGGTATTGAAGTACGAGGCAGGCCTCATGACGCGCGGCCCTCTTGGCACCGCCATCCGCCTGCTGTGGGTCGACCAGTTCATCCACGCCACCGAGCGCGCACTGCCGCTGCCGCCCTTCCCGAGCAAGGAAGACCTGCTCCCGCTGTTCCAACCTTGGATGAAATAACATGAACGACAGACAGCTAATGGCCGACGCCCTGCGAGATATCTTGAACGCAGCCAGCAACGGACAGCCTTACTCCCTGCAAGACCTGCAAGGGGCAGACTTTGTCGAGGCATTCGACGCTGCGGGACGTAAAACCAGCGACTCCGAACCTCAGCCGGCCTACGCTGTGTCGGTAGGCAACCCATACGACGGCATGACGCTGTATGGTCCATTCGACAGCCCCGAAGAGGGCGGCGAGTTCGCCTCCACCCAAGAAGAGTGTCACCTGGTGACGCTGAACCCGCCGGATGACGCAAAATGACCTGCGCCGAACTGATCCTCGCCACCTTCCTCGCGGTGGGCCGGCAGGCCCAAGCCGTCTACCCAGACACGCCGCTCCGGCCCATCCTGGAAGATGGCCCTGTCCTGCCCAAAGCGGACGCCCAGACCACGCCGGTGACGCAGCGCTTTAACCGCATCGCCACCACGCGCTACTACGTCCGCATCCACGAGCGCTTGTGCAAGAACCCGGCCTACCTCAAGGCCGTCGTGGCGCACGAGTTCGGCCACATGCTGGCGCATGCCAAAGACTACAAGGACAGCGAGCAGCTGGCCACCACCTTGGGCGCCACGCTGCTGACCGACGAAGAAAAGCAGGCCACGCTGTCTTACTTAGAGGAAAACCTCTACACAGACCACTTGCGCATGTGGCAGTATGCTACGGCTAAGTGACAGAAAGGAATAAATCATGACCATCACCGAATTCCTGCAACACGTCAAAGAGATCAAGCTGCAGCACATGGAGTCAGATCGCGGCCTGTGCTGGTGCGCCGAGAAGCCCGGCAACCCAATCCACCCCGTAATCGCCCTCAGGGAGCACATGGGAGCCTGGCTCGGCGACGCCGACGGCTGGATCTCCGACAAGGTGGAAGATATCGACAAGGGCCAGGCAGAGCACCGCTTCTACATGGCCATCGCCAACCAGATCCGCATCGACTGGCTCGACGCGTCCATCGCGCTGGGCGCCTTCGCGGCCCTGCCGACCGACGACGAGGTCAAGGAGATGCTACGCAAAGCGAGGGCTGTATGAAGCCCGCAGAGCTCATCCACGCCTACCAGACCATCGCCAACCTCATGCAGATGCGTAAGGAAGGCCGGTCCGCGCAAAAGGCTTTCGACTCGGCGGTGACATGTGCGCACGCCATCGGGCTGACCACCTTGGGCATCGAGCTGCACCGCTTGCACATCCCGGAAGACCAGCACCTCGCTTGGCTCCAAGCCCGTATCCGAACTCTTCAAATATGTGAGACAGCTACATGCGCCCCCAATACATAAGCCAGGTCATCAAGCACCTGAATCACGACACCATCAGTTTGCAAAATGCCTGCCTGATGGCCTACGAGACGCTCGGCCCCGACTTCGGGCCGGACTACACCCAGCTGCTCAATCACATCTCTAAAACCTTGGGCACCATGAGTTTCGCCAGCCACTACGCGAAGCTCTTCGGTAAGAAGGGCGCCGACCTGCAAGCCAAGCGGATCCAGTGGATGGCCGCCTGCCTTGCAAGCACAATCGCCGAGCTGCCCACCTTGCCGCCAGTTCTGGAGTAGGAAATGGACAACCACACCTTGCAGCACTTCTTCGCGAGGGCGCGCCTTTATCTGCAGAACACGGCGAGCCGTAGTTGCAGCGGACCCTACCTCTGCAACGCGCTGATGTTTTCGGCGCAGACCAGCAGCGAACAGCTACTGTTCCGCCGCCTGGAAAAGCAGATCGAGTTGGCCCTGCACGCCGAGATGCCGATGTTGGCGGGCTCCCGGTGCACCTACGACAAGTTCGCCAAGGCGCAGGGCTACGCCACGTCGGCCGAGTGGCGCGCCGGGCGCCTGCTCTGGCTCGACCAGATCGAAGACGCCGTCATCAATAACAAGTCGTTCCCTCCACCTCCCATACC